ATGCCGCTCACCCTGACCCGCATCAAAGCACTAACGGCAGACCAAGGCCGCCCGCGCCGCGAATCTGACGGCGGCGGTCTATTTATCGAGGCCACGACCTCCGGGTCCAAGCTCTGGAAAATGAACTACCGCTACGCGGGGCGCCAGAAGACGCTGTCGTTCGGGGCGTTCCCGGCCGTGTCCTTGGTTCAGGCGCGCGCGAAGCGGGAAGAGGCCAAACAGCATCTGGCCAACGGCACGGACCCCGGCGCGGTCGTGAAGGCGATCCGGCGCGGGCGCGGCGGCGCCGGCCGGACGTTCGACGACTACGCGGGCGATTACATCGAATTCAGGCGGCGCGGCGGCGCGGCCGCGAAGACCTTGGAGAAGGCCACCTGGCTGCGCGGCGCCCTGCGGCGCCAGATCGGCGGGTCGCCCATCACCGACCTGACCGTGGCGGACATCATCGCCGCCGTCAGGGACATCGAGAAGACCGGGAGGCTCCACAAGTCAACCCGAGCCATCAGCCTAATCAGCAGCGTTTTCAGGTTCGCCGGCGCCCACGGCGCCCCCGTCATGGACCCCGGGCCCATGATCCGGACAGTGTCCCTACGCCCGGAAAACAAACACTATGCTGCCGTTGTGGAGCCGGCGCGCATCGGCGAGATGCTGCGGTCGATCGACGGCTATCAGGGGGATCTGGCGACCCGCTACGCGCTGCGGATCGCGCCGCACGTCTTCCTGCGGGACGGGGAGATCCGGGCGCTGCGGTGGGCGTGGGTGGACCGCGACGACAAGGTGATCCGCATCCCAGCCGAGGCGATGAAGATGAGGCGACCGCACCTGGTGCCGCTCTCGGCCCAAGTGATGGACCTGCTGGACGGGCTACACGCCCTTTCGGGGCGCAACGAACACCTGTTCCCGTCCCCGTCCAACAAGGGCCGCTCGCTTTCGTCGAACACCCTGAACTCGGCGTTGCGGCGTCTGGGGTATCCCCAGGGCGAAGCGACCTTCCACGGCTTCCGGACAACCGCGTCCACGCGCCTGAACGAGATGCCCTCTGCCACGCGCGGGTTCAGCCGCGCGGCCATCGAGGCGCAGATGGCGCACGAGAAGAAGGACAAGGTCGAGGCGGCATATAACCGGGCCACGCTGATGGACGAGCGCCGGGTGATGATGGCAGCGTGGTCGGACCTGCTGGACAGATACCGGGCGCTGGCAGCGCCGTGATGCCGTGAACACCTACACAAAGTATAGTTCGTGTAGGTAGAGAACGGGCGCCGGCAGAAGAATAGAGCCACGCCTGCAGACATCCGGGACGCACACCCAAAGGGAGAGCGACCTCACCACATCAGGCGAAACCTGCCCGCGATCCCGCCGCTATGATGATGGGGTGGCGATGAAAACACAGGCCTGGAAGGAAAAGTGTCCGAATCCCCTGGGGACAGGCTTTTTCTGCCGTCCAGACTTTGTCCCGGTTCTGTCCGTCCAGATTCGCCAAATATCACCAACCCGGCAAGGACATTTTTCCAAAGTGGACAGATTGGACAGAAATTCGCCGGTTTCTAAACCCGTACGTACCATACACCACCACAACCTCTCGGAGAATTATAGTTTATATACCCTAATTATCTGTCCAATTTGTGTGATTATAGAGCAATATCAAGGACTTAACCACGGACAGAGGGTGGACACGGGGTGGACAAAGTCTGGACAGAGCCAAATCTTTGTCCCCAGGAAAAACGGCCGACAATCCTTGGTGGTATGGATAATCGGCCATTTTCGTTCACCAATCAGCGGCCGCGCGGCGGCCTTGGAGATCCATCTTGGCGGCGCGGCGCGTCGCCTTCGCGGATCGGCCGTGGGCGCCGCCTCCGCTGATCCGCCGCAGAGCCGCGGCGTGCCCGTTGCGCAGGGCCTGGCGGTTCATCGGAGACTCCTGATCTTCGGGGGTGGGCCGTATATAGGTGATGTCGCGGGCGCAAAGAGCTTCTGGGTGGACGGCCGTCAGTAAACCGGCCCCCAGCAGGGCGGGCGCGAAGACGGTGAGTGCCGAGGAGGACGGGTGATGCCGGGACCCCAACCCACAGAGCTAAGGATCCGCTTCTACTCCTCACCGCGATAACCGGCCGCCGAGGCGGCCGGTTTTTTCTTGATCAGTTCGTGCGGAGACGGCCGCCGGTGGCCGCAAGCGGCTGATCCGGCTGCCCAATCCTTTTTGATGGTCATTTGATCGTCTGGCGTTCAGCCGTAGTGCGGTTTCAGCCAGTCGGCATCCTCGTCGGCCAGCAGCTCGTAGTCCGGCCCAGGCATGAACGGAGGATCTTGGGTGGGAACGCCCAACGCCTTCCTGACGTGGACGCGCATAAAGTTCACCCCGAGCATATTGATGAGCCAAAGCGGCGTCTCCTGGGCGTCAAAAATACACGGCTGCCGCTCGCGGATCCACGCGCGCTGATCGACAGACGGTCCAAGCAGCTCGGTCAACTCCTTACGCAGGGCCAGGATATGCGAGATCTTCGTCAGTTCGGCACGGTTCACCCTCACCAGAAAGCCGGCGCGGGCCGCCAGAATGCGGTTATCGTGGTAGTTTCCAGTGTTCAGGCCCCAGTCCCTGATTACCCGATGATACGACCGGAGAGCGGGGCCGGCGACGCGCAGGTCCTGGCCAAGAGCAGGCAGCCAGTCGTGCTTCTCGCTGAACAGCATCTCCAAATCAGGACACGCATAGGCGCCGAGCGGCTCGCGGGGATGAAAGATCTCCCGAACCCAACGGACGCCGCCCGGCTCATCTAACAGCATGGTCTCCAAGGGCGTGGCCTGGGCCGGGATGTCCGGCTGATACCACGGATGGCGCGGCCACTGGAACAGCGCGTCATCATACGGCGCCCGCAGCCACTCCGCTTGGCCTTCAGGGCCGAACCGCGCCGTCAGCTCCCGCCGAAGCACCAGAACGTTCGTTAGGGCCACCTGGGCGACCTCTGGCAACCTCGGGAACTCACCGTTCCACGCCTGGGCCGTCCACTCGATCAGGTCCAGCCCGTCAACGCCCAGCACAGTCGCCCGCTGGCGCGCGTCAAGCGCCCAGTCGTCTGTGATCCGGTCGAACGACCGCAGCGCCGGGCCCCCGATCCACTGGTCATCGGTGATAGAATAGGTTCTCCCCGTATAGGGCAGGGGGATATCACGGGCGTTCAGGTTCATCGTCTTCCTCCTGGTCAGGGCCGTCCCCCAACGGCGGGTAAGCGTCCTCGGGCCAGTCGCGGCCTTCGTTCTCGATGTGGGCCGCGAACCACTCCGCTTCTTCATGGTCGGCGTTCAGCGGCCCGAGGTCGTCGCCACGGCATCCGTCTCCGCATTCCTGAAAGAACGCGTCCACGCTGTCATAGCGCTTGACCAGCGGCTCGCCTTCGGGGCCGGACACCCGGACGGCCACGGCGCCCGAGCGCAGCGGGTAGGCGTCATACAGCCACTTCACCCGAGCCATCGAGAGGCCGCCGCCGAAGTCGTCGTCGTTCACGACCAGCCGCGCGGCCTCGTAGCGCTCATCGTCCGAGAACCCGGGCCCGAACACCACGGCGTTCAGCCGATCCGGATCCCAACCCCACTCGGGGTCGTCCAGGCACTCGTTCCACCCGGGACTGACGTCCCCATACAGCACTGCCGGGTCGGGCGCCGCGCCCGCCAGGAACTCCGCATACGACATGATCTCGTATTGCGGGTTCTCGCCCAGGAACCGGAGGGGCCACGTCTGAGTAGCGAACTCGTCCAGGCTGGCGCGCCGGTAGGCGAACACGGACGGCTTGTCGAGCGGCTTACCGTCGGCGGCGGAGACCACCATAACGGTGATGTTTTCAGCGTCCATCTGGTTCCTCATGTTTGAGCGAATCGGCGTCGTTGTGGTCGTTCTAACCTGATCGCGTGGACGCTCACAAGAAAAATCGCTCACCCACGCTCATTTCCGCCATTGAACCGTGTGTGTTTATGTGTCATCGTGTGCCAAGTTGAGCCAAAGGAGAGAGAGAATGACCCACTGCCCGATGAGCCTGCCCGCGCCGCGCTACTACGTTGACGCTCACGGCGTGTTTCACCTGAAAGAGGACGATGACTACTGCGCCGCCGCCGTCTCCCGGCTCGTGTATGACATCGCGACCATCGCCGCCGTTGATGAGTTCGGCGAGCTGGAATGGGGCGGGGACGATGGCGTTTTCAGCGTCGGCGCCGGTGATGACCGCGTCCGCGTGTTCATTGGCGGCCTGTCCACTCAAACCAGGGCCTACGCCTATTTTCTGGCCATGCTGGAGTATGCCCGCCGGAAGCGGGCCGCGAAGGCCGCGGCGGCCTGACGGCCGAACGCCACCACGGCGGCCCGCCCCGGCGGGCCGTATCTAACGGCCTGAAATGGCTTGTTCTGGCACGAGTAGGCACGATGACTAACGGGCGCCCGCGTCTCATCCGCATTAGCGAAGTGTGCGAGATCACCTCGTTCAGCGAGCGGACCGTGTGGCGCTATGTTGCGGACGGCCGGTTTCCGGCCCCGATCCGTCCCACCTGCCGGAGCAGCCTGTGGCTGGAGCACGAGGTGGTGGGATGGATCAACCAGCAAGCGGAAGCACGGCCGCAGGCCAGAGCGGCATAAGGCCGGCGATGGGCCGGCGCGGGCGCCCGCGCAAGGACGAGGAGCTGACCGCCCAAGAATTCCTGAAACCGGTCAGCATATCGTTCCTGGCGAAAGTGCTTTCCAAGGACCGCAAGACGATCGAGAAGCGTCTCCAAGGGCTGGCGCCGGTGGCCACCGATGACGGTTCTCTGGCTTACAACTTCGCGCAGGCGGCGGAGCGGGTGTTCGCATCCCAGCCCGCGCCCGGCGGCCGCTTGACGGCGGCGGCGCTGGCCAACATGAAACCGGACGAGCTCCCGCTACTGACGCAGGCGATCTTCTGGGACGGCCAGAAGAAGCGCGTGGAGTTCAGGCGCGCGGTGAACGACCTGTTCAGGGCCACCGACTTCCAGAACGCGCTGGACGAGGTCGTCAAAGTTTTCCGGGACGGCGTCCTGGCCCTGAACGACCAGATACCGAAGACGCAGCGCGCCGGGATCCCTCTCCAGCGGGTTCTGGACGATCTCCTGATGGCCGTCGAGGACAAGGCCACCAAGGCGGTCAGGGCGCTGAACGGGCAGTCCGTGTGGGCCGAATACGCGCTGATGGAGGAGCAGGCCGAAGCCGAGGCCGACGTTCACAACGAGGCGGCACAGGCCGACCACAAGGGCGAAGATGACCGACCTGAATGACGCATTCAACGCGCTGCCGCCGGCGTGGACCCTGGCCGATGTAGTCCAGGAGCCGTTGTCGGGGCTGCGGCCGCCGGAGCGCGTCTCGGTGTCGGAGTTCGCGGAGAAGCGATTCCTGATTAGCAGCCCGATGACGAGCGGCCTTCAGCGCTTCTCTCTGGACATCGCCCCGTATCAGCGCGAGATCCTGGACGCGTTCTCTGACCCTGATTGCCAGGGCGTCCGGCTCGTCGCTCCTTCGCGCTCCGGCAAGACACAGATCCTGTTTCCGGTTCTGGCGCACTCGGTAGAGACGAACCCGATGGACGTCATGATCGTCCAGACCTCACGGCAGAGCGCTATCACTTTCGCGAAGGGCGACTTCGCCCGGGCACTGGAGCAGAACTCTTGGCTCGAGGATAAGATCAGGCCGGGCCGCACGACGAACTCGATGACCATGAAACGGTTCAGGAACGGCGTCATCTGGTCGATAGTCTGGCCTTCGGCGAAGAACCTGGCTGGCGTGGACCGCGGCATCGTGTGCCTGCCGGACTATGACCGGAACGACAAGGACCTGGACGGGGAGGGGTCGGTTTACAGCCAAGCCGCGGCCCGCGCCAAACTGTTCGGCCGCCGCAAGAAGATATTCGTTGAATCATCCCCGTCCCTGACGCCGGACCATCCCATCAGGTTCGAACCGGAAACGCCACATCAGGCGCCGCCGTATCCCGGGATATTCTCCTTGTATAATGAGGGGGACCGGAGGTGGTGGTACTGGCGCTGTTTCAACGCGACCTGCCGGGAGTGGTTCGCCGCTCACCCGCGATACTTCGAGTATCCGGAGGAAGGGACGATCAAGGAGCGCGCCGCCGCGGCGCGTATGGTGTGCCCCCACTGTAAGACCGCCTACTCGCACGACGGGGACCCGGAAACGGGAGCGCCGGGCAAGTATGATCTCAACCTGGGCGGTCGGTGGGTTCCGGACGGGATGACTATCAGCGGAGACGGCGTTCTGGCCGGAGAGATGGCCAACCCGCCGACCGGCGGCGGCAACGACTATCGGTCCTACTGGCTGTTCGGGCCCGCCGCGGCCCAGCATACTTGGCAGGAGATGATCGAGAACCTGCTGATCGGCGAAGACGAGGCGAAGAACGGTGATGAGGGGAAGTGGAAGACGGCGCTGAACACGGACCTTGCCCTGCCGTGGATCCCGCCGTCCTCCTCGGCCGGCCGCGAACTGGAAGAGGTCAAGGAGCGCGCAGAGGACTACCCGCAAGCGGTCGTGCCGCCGGGCGCCCTGTATCTGCTTACGACCGTCGACTCCCAGAAGTTCAGGTGGGAGATCCAGACGCAGGCGTTCGGCCCCGAAGGCCGGATGTGGGTCATAGACCGGCGCGCCGTCAAGTTCTCCGACAGGGACCACGACAACCCCAGGACGCCGGGCGAGAAAGCCTGGGTTCGGCCCGGCACCTACCCGGAGGACTGGGAGAAGCTGACCGAGGCGCTGCTGTCGCTGAAATACCCGCTCGCGGACGGGTCGGGCGTGATGGTGCCGGCGCTGTTCGGCGTAGATAGCGCGGGCTCGGACGCGACGACGGACAACGCCTACGCGTGGTGGCGCGGCCTGGCCGGCTCGGCCCTGACGCGCAGCCGCGTCTATTTGCTGAAGGGCGACCCTAACCTGAAAGAGCTGACGGCCATCGCCTATCCGGACGGCACGAAGCGCAAGAACCGGCGCACCTCGGCGCGCGGCGATATCCCCATCCTGATGATCTCGTCCAACAAGATAAAGGACATCGTCAGCAGCAACCTGGACCGCGTGGTTGACGGCCCCGGGTTCGTCCACCTGCCGGGGTGGGCCAAAGACGCTTGGTTCAGGGAACTGATCTCCGAGCAAAAGCACGGCGAGGGCTGGGTTAACACCGGACGCAACGGGCGCAACGAGGCCTGGGACCTGGTCTGCTATGCCGTCGCCCTCAACCGATCCGAACTGATGCGCGCTGACCGGGTGAACTGGGAAAGCGGGCCCGTCCCGTCATACGCCAAGCCGGCGGCCGATAACCCGTTCGTGTCGCCGATCCGGCCTGACGGCGCGCCGGCGCCCAAACCCACGGCGGGCCGCCTGCTGTCTCTGGAAGAGCTGGGGGCGGCCTTCTCCCGGTGAGGCGGCCGGGCCGTATCTACGGGCGGAATACCCCAATTACGGACGGGCCGGATGGACAAGGCGACGATTCTAAGGCGGCTCGAGAAGGCCAGGGACGCGTATGACGCGCTAATTACCGGCAACGCGGCGCGCGTGATCGTTGACCAGAACGGGGCGCGCGTGGAGTACATCAGCGCCCGCAGCGCCGACCTGCGCGCCTATATTCGGGAGCTCGAAGCACAACTCGCTACCGCGTCCGGCACCGGCCGCCCGGTGGGCCCCCTCCGGTTCGTCTGGTGACCCGATGAGCGTGATGAGCCGAATCCGGTCGCTGATGGGCGGCACGAAGATGGACGCCTCGGCCGTCCAGATGGTCCCGGCCGCGGTGGCGGGCGGCGCGTTCGACGGCGCTGACCGCATCTCGCGGGAGATGGCCACCTGGGCGCCGCCGCTGATGTCCGCCGACGCCGAGATACTGCCCAGCAAGGGAATCCTGGACGCGCGCGGCCGCAGCATCAGCCAGAACGATCCGCTGGTCTCTAACGGGGTCGAGATCACCAAGAACGGGGTCGTGGGCACGAAGTTCGTCCTGAACTCGAAGCCAAACGGTGATCTGCTGGGCTTCGACGAGGACGCGGTGGATGAGGTCCAGCGCGAGATCGAGGCGCTGTTCGACGTCTACGCGCACTCGGACGACTGCTATGTGGACGCGTCCGGGAAGTTGAACCTGACGGACATCGTCCGGATCGCTACGGGCGCCGCGGTCATCACGGGCGAGTTCCTGGCCACTTTCGAGTGGCTTGACGACCAGCCGTTCAAGACCGCGCTGCAGCTGGTCGACGCCGACCGGCTGTCTAACCCGAACGGCACTATGGACACTCCCTGGTTGAGCGGGGGCGTCGAGAAGGATATCCGCGGCCGGCCCGTCGCTTATCACATCCAGACCCGGCACCCGTCCGATTACTGGGTGGCGGACGCAGAGACGGCCTGGAAGCGTGTCCCGGCGCGCAAGCCGTGGGGCCGCCGCATGGTGCTCCACGTCTTCGACCAGACCCGGCCCGACCAATCCAGGGGCGTGGCGAAGATGGTAGCCGCCCTGCGCGAGATGAGGATGACGCGCCGGTTCCAGGACGTGGCGCTACAAAATGCGGTTGTCCAGGCGATGTTCGCGGCCACGATCGAGTCCGACCGGGGGCCGCTGGAGGCCTATCAGGCGCTGGGGATGGACACCGTGGCAACGAACCCCGACCAGATGGCCGCCGAGATTCAGGGATACACGGCCGCTTACCTGAACGCGGCCCTGGCTTACGGGAAGAGCGGGAACGTGGCACGCCTGGACGGCGCGATGGTCCCGCACCTGTTCCCGGGCACGAAGCTGAACATACAGAAGATGGGCGACGGCACACTGGGCACGGAGTTCGAGAACTCCCTGATCCGGAAGATCGCGGCCGCTCTGGGGGTCTCCTATGAGGAGATGGCTCGGGACCTGACGAAGGTGTCGTATTCCGGCGCCATGGCCGCGATGTCGCAGACCGCGCAGACGATGATGTCGGTCAAGCGGGCGACGCCGGACAAGGTAGCCACCGCCATCTTCAAGAACTGGCTCGAAGAGGTCGTGAACGCCGGGATGATCACGTCCCTGCCCGCCATAGCGAAGCGGCCGGGCTGGCTGTATGAGGGCCAGAACCTGAATGGGCTGGCCCGCTGCAGCTGGATCGGCGCGGCGCGCGGGGTGGTGGACGAGGACAAGGCCGCCAAGGCCGCAGAGCGCAGGCTGGCGATGGGCCTGACCACGATGGAGGCCGAGGCCGCGCGGATGGGCGACGATTGGCGCGAGGTCGCCAAACAGCGGGCGCGCGAGATCAAGAACGGGGTCGTGTTCCCGAAGGGTAGCAAGAAGTAAGCCATCGCCTTTGGATCCAGAAAGCCGCCTTCGGGCGGCTTTCGCTTTTTCAGCCTGGTCGATCTCCCGCGTGATGCCAGTCGCCGGCCGTATCTACGGCCCGAACAATGACGAGGCGCAGATGAGCGACCAGGCGCGTATTAGCGACCAGAAGATCAAGATCCGAGCCGGTGGCGCCCCTGACGGCGCCATGCTGGCGGTCGCGTCCGAGCACCTGGAGTGGTTCTCGTCCGCCTTCGGGCGTGAAATCAGCGCGTCGGAGATGGCGGCCTACGGGCGCGAATACCCGGAGACCGGAGACCCGTTCTGGGACCGCATGTCCTATGCCAGGCCCTATGATGTGGTTCGGCGCGGGGATGACGGCGTTCTGGTGATCCCGGTCTACGGGGCGCTGCTGGACAAGTTCCCGCTGCAGATGGGCGAGTACGCGACGGGATACGAATACATCACCCGCGCCGTTCAGCGCGCCACCAAGGACGCCGGCGTCCGCGCCATCGTTCTGGACATCGACTCGCCCGGCGGCGTCGTGCCCGGCTGCGCCGAATGCGCGGCGGCGATCGCGGAGGCTGCCCAGACCAAGCCAGTCTTCGCTTACGCGGCGGACACCGCAGCCTCGGCGGCCTACTGGCTGGCGTCCCAAGCGACCCAGGTCCACGTCAACAGCACCGGCGAGGTCGGCTCCATCGGCGTCATCTGGGCGCACCGGGACACGTCCGAGCGCCTGCGCGCCGAGGGCGTCAAGATCACGCCGATATTCGGCGGCGAGCGCAAGCCGGACGGCCAGCCGTATCTACCGCTGGAGGCCGAGGCGAAGGCGCATTTCCAGAAGCGCGTCAACGCCGTCTACGCGGAGTTCATATCCGCCGTGGCGCGCGGCCGCGAGATGAACGGGGACGACATCCGCAACACCCAAGCGGCCGTGTTCCCCGCAAGAGAGGCGGTCCGCATCGGGTTGGCGGACGCAGTCAGCACGAGGGCCCAGGTGATGGATCTGGCCTTCGGCGAACCGGCCCGGACGGAAGCAACAAGGGACAAGGCGGCGATGACCGACACCAACACGAAGACCGCGCAGGCCACCGCCGAAGCGCAGACCCAGGCCCAGGCAGCGGCCCCGGCGACCGCCGAACAGCCCGCCATGGACACCGCGGCCATCGCCGCCCAGGCCACCGCCGCCGCGATGGCTCGCGTTCAGGCGATCCTGGGCGCGGACGAGGCCCAGGGCCGCGAGGCCCAAGCGAAGGTGCTGGCTTTCAGCACTGACCTGACCGCCGACCAGGCCAAGGCCGTTCTGGCCGCCGCTCCGGTCGCTGCGGCCCCGGCCCCGGCCCCCGCCACCAACGCGTTCGCGGCCGCCATGAGCGCCACCGCCAACCCCGAAGTGGGTGCCGGCGCGGGCAACGACACCGAAGACGACGGCGTGCTGGCTGCTGTGCTGGCGGGCTTCGGCAAGACCAACCAGTAAGGAGGCCGATAGATGGCATTCGTTCCGGGCATTCCCACCATCACCAATTCGGCCACCTCGTTCCGGCCGCGCCTGATCAACGGCGACGAGATCGCGGTGGCCTACGAGAACCTGGAGGCCGCCGCTGGCGAGGCCATCGGGTATCTGGCGCCCGTCGCGCTTGACGGGTCCGGCCTCGTCGTTCCCGCCACCGCGGGCACGCCCGCCATCGGCGTGGCGATGTTCGATGTCAGCGCCGGCGCCACCGCGCGCACCGTCTCGGTTCTCCGGGCCGGGGTGCTGAACCCTGACGCGATCGAATGGGACGCGTCGTATGACACCGCCGCCGAGAAGGCCGCCGCGTTCCGCGGTGCTCCGGCCCCCACCAACATCATCGTCAAAGCGTCGCTTTGACGGCAAGAACCGGAGAATACGGAATGGCAATGGAAATCCGCACCCTGAACATCAACGAGGTCCATGCCGTCATCCGGCACGTCAAGCCTCGGACTCGGCTGTTCACCTCGAAGCTGTTCACGAACTTCCACCAGTCGCAGTTCGACGTGGTCCACCTGGACCACATCCCGGTCGAGACTGATCTGGCCGCGCCGATCGTCAGCCCGCACCTGCCGGGCGTGCCGGTCCGCCTGGAGGGGACGCGCACGCTGACCCTGACGCCGTCCTATGTCAGGCTCCAGACCCCGGTCGAGCCGGCCGGCCTGTTCGACCCGGCCGAGAACCGCGCGGCCTATGTGCTGGAAGGCGACCTGATGAAACGCCACGGCGAGGCCCGGCGCCTGACGATCGAGAAGCACGTCAGGATGATCGAGAACCGCTGGGAGATGATGGCCGCGGAGGCCGCGATCAGCGGCAGGCTGACCATCGAGTCCGACGGCGTCCCGGTGTCCACCGTGGACTTCGGCCGCGATCCGTCCCTGACGATCACGAAGACGGCCGGCGCCTATTGGGGCGATACGGGCGTGTCCGTGCTGGAGGACCTGGAGGCGATGCTCTCGATGGTCCACGACGCTAGCGGCGTCCGCCCGACTTTCGGTCTTCTGGGCAAGAACGTGGCGGCTCACGTCCGGCGCCAGGCGCGTCAGGACGGCGAGCTGAAGGACCTGATGGACACCCGCTTCGGCACTGACGGCACGAGCATCACGCGCGGACTGTCCGAGCCTGGCGAGGTTCGCCCGGTGGGCTCGATCAGCGGGCTGGTGGACCTGTACGAGTACTCCCAGACGTTCCGCTATCAGCGCAACGACAAGTCCATCGCGACCTTCAAGCCGCTGGGCGATAACGAGATCGCGCTGTTCGCGGACGACATCATCGGGATCCAGGCGTTCGGTGCCATCAAGAACCTGGCAGGTCAGTATGCGGCCCGCCCGATCTTTGGCCGCAACTACATCCAGGAGGGCACGCCCCAGATGGAGGTCGTGGCTCACGAGTCCGCGCCCATCATGATCCCGGGCGCTCCCAACCGGACGCTGAAGGCGACTGTCCTGGGCGTGTGATGACTTGCGGGCGCGGCTGACGCCGCGCCCGTCCCTAAAATGCGGAGACCCCGATGACCGATCTGGTTGCTATCCACACGATCCAGCGCGCCCACCAGGGCAGGTTCGTGGTCCACAAGCCGGGCGCCCGTTTCAGCGTTGATGACGCGGCCCAGGCCGAGGCGCTGGTTCGTTCCGGCGCGGCGGCCGAGGCCATCAGCGACGAGCGAGCGAGGCAGATCCTGGCGTCCGGCGTTCCGCTGACGACCCAGGACATCGCCGCGCTGACCGCTGACGAGCCGATTCCCGCCGTGGACTTTGCCGCCCCCGTGCCGGCCGTCGAACGGGCTACCCCGATTGACCAGGGCGTCCAGAACGCCGCCATCGGCAACCCGTCCCCCGAGATCGCCGCCACTGCCGATGCGCCGGTGGCCGACATCCCCGCGAACGGGAAGGCCGATGAAACGGCAGTACCGGCACCCGCTACGGGCAAGCGCTCGCGGGGCAAGTGATGAGCTGGCGGGATCGGGCGTCTTTAGAGGCGCGGGTCCGGGAGGCCGTCCACGATCAGTTCCGGATCCCGGTGATGTTCTCGGCTGACGGGAACGCGCCTTGGCGCGTCGTGTTCTGCCGGTTTCACGAGGCCGAGGACCGCACCGCTGACCGCATCAGCAACGCTAATTTCAGCCTGACCACCACGTCGCCGCGGGCCATATTCAGGGCGGCCGACGTCCCCGATCTGGCGACGGCGTCCGTCATCAGCGTGGGGCCGTCGAAGGCATACAAGATCACGCAGCCATCCCCCGCCGATCTATATGGCTACCAGGACGTCCGGCTCTCGGCGATCCCGAACTCCGCATCCAAGGGGTATCCGGCCCCTGACTGGGACGCGATTGATGGATGAGTACGTCGTCGCCCTCCAAGGGATGAAATCCCTGGAGCAGGTCCAGAATCTAATTAAGAACGTGGGCCCGTCCCTGGTCAGGGCTATCAACTCGACCGCGGTATGGGGCAGGGACGAGGCGCGTCAGGTCGTGGGCGCCGAGGTCAACTTTACTCCGGCGTATCTGCGGTCCCCAGGGAGGCTGGGGGTCAGGCGCGCCAGCAGCGGCAACTACGAGGCGGTCATCATCGCGCGCTCCCGCGCGTCGTCCCTGGCCCGCTTCTCGAAGCAGACGAAGCCGGGATTGGCCGTGTCCGTCCTGCGGGGCGTGACCAAAACTCTGCCCGGCGCGTTCCTGATGAAGTTGCGCAACGGGAACGTGGGCGCGGCGATACCCGAGGACCGCTATTACGAGATCCCCGGCGTCGGCCCCGCTCGCTACAAGTGGCGCAATCTGGTCTTCCTGTATGGTCCGTCCGTTGACCAGGTGTTCATGACGCACCGGCCCGAGCTGGCTGATGATGTCCGCGACCGGCTGGCCGAGGAGTTCCTGGCCCTGGTGTGATCGCCCGTATCTATGGGGAGGCATACCACGAGGCGAAGATGAGCGAACCCACCCGGCTGACCGTCCTGAAGGCGCTGACGAGCGAGATCGAGCGGCGCGCCGGTCTGGAAGGATGCGTGTTCCGGGGTCGGGACTGGTTCGGGCCGAACAACGGCGACACCGTGCCGTTCATCACGATCATGGAAGACTACGAGATGCGCAACCAGGACCCGCTCCAGAGCCAGGACGGCCGGGCGCGCGTCATCGACCTGCCGCTGGTCATCATCGGGTTCGACGAGGAGGACTCCGACAACCCGACCGACCCGGCCACGCGGCTGATGTATCGCGTGATGGACGCGATCCGCGGCGTCTTGAAGGACGGACGCCTGCCCGAGGGCGAGAGCGACATCCTGGGCCTGGGCAGGACGGTTGACCGCATCCAGATCGGCGGCGGCACGGTCTATCCGGCCAACGTGGACCTGTCGTCCACCGTGGCCTTTTTCAGCCTGCGGGCGTCCATCCGCTTCGTCGAGGACTGACCCCTCCAACCCGTTGTCCGGCCGTATCTACGGATCAGTGGCCGGCCTGGCCGCGCGGCCAGAGACAACGAGGTAAAGATGGCACACACCAACAACTACACGCTGGGCAGGGGCAAGCTCTACTTCTCGCCGTTCCGCCCCGGCACGACCAACCCGGCCGGGTTCCGCTACATCGGCAACACCCCGAGCCTGTCGTACACCGCCACCGTCGAGAAGCTGGACCACTACAACTCGGACGCCGGCATCCGCGTCAAGGACGCGTCCGTCGTGCTGTCGGCCGACTTCGCCATGCAGTTCACCACGGACGACATCAGCGCCGAGAACGTCGCGATGTTCTTCCTGAACGAGAACCCGGAGACGATCACGCAGGCGTCCGCCACCGGCCAGACCGAGACCATCACGGTGGGCGCTCTGGAACGGCGCTACGCGCTCGGCGTGAGCGACGCCACCCCGACCGGCCTCCAGAACGTCTCCGGCGTGACCGTGTCCAACGGCGCGACCGCGCTCGAGGCAGAGGTCGATTACCAGGTGGATCTGGCGACCGGCACCGTGAAGTTCCTGGAAGGCGGCGCCGTGTCCGTGGGCGACACCCTGACCGTGAGCTACGGCGTCGAGGCAGCCACCTACGAGAGGGTGATCTCCGGCTCCAGCGCCGTTCGCGGCGCCCTGCGGTTCGTGTCCGACAACCCGAAGGGCGACAACTTCACGATCTACGCGCCCTGCGTCGAGATCACGCCGAACGGCGACTACGAGCTCAAGGGCGACGACTGGCAGACGCTGTCGTTCTCCGTGTCCGTGGAGAAGCTGGCCGAGCGTGCCGCGATCTATCGCGACGGGCACGCTCTCCGCGCCTGATGATGCCGGGCCCGCCGCGCCGCGGCGGGTCCCAACAACCATAACACGGGGCGGTCGGGATGGCCTTCGCTGACTACGAGTATTTCTACCATGACATCCGGGACTCCAAGGGCGGGGTCGTGGGCAGGGTCCGCGCGCTGAACGACGGCGACGTCTCGCTGATCTGGCAAAAGCACGAGGAGGCCCTGGAGCAGGTGCTGGCTCTGGCGACCGGGGACGGCGCGGCGAACGCGACGGCCAAGGTCATCGAGATCGCGCTGACCAACTTCCCGGATCTGGTGGCGGACGTGATCTGTCTGGCGTCCGGCGAGGACTGGGACCGCGCCATCCAAGGCGTCCGGAAGATGCCGCTGGGCCTGAAAATGGAGGCGCTGGGGACCATCATCAGGATGACCCTGGAATCCGAGGGCGGCCTGGAAAAGCTTTTCGGGATCCTGGAACTGATGCGGCCCGCAAGATCCCAAAATCAGGCCGCGGCCTAAAAGGAAAGAAACCAGAACCGCCGGGCCGGCCGGTGGCGCGCTGGGTTCTCGGGCTGCGCAAGGCCGTCTCCCTACTGTTGGCGAACGGCCACTCCGAGGCGTCCAGATACCCTATCGGGCGCGTGTTCTTGGAGGCGGACATCGTCCGGGAGCGCCTGGACCAGGAGCGCGCAGCGCAGTCCGTTCTCATGCAGCTCTGCGTGGGCTCCCTGCTCGACAAGGAGGCCGGCAAACAGTTCTCGAAGCAGATCCAGGAGATGACGAGTGGCGGGTGATTTCAAGCAGGTCGGCATCCGCGTCTCCGCCAGGGACGACGCCACCCAGAAGCTCAAGACGGTCTCCGGGTCCATCGAGCATCTGGAAGAGAGTATCGTAGATTTCGGCGCCACCCTGGACGGCCATAAGGGTTCGCTGCGCGACTTCGCCAACCTGGCCAAGTCCAGCTTCTCGGAGATGGAGAAGCGCGTCAAGACCAGCACGGACGCCATCATCGCGCACCGGGAGGCGGCGGCCGAGCGGGTGGCGCGGGCTGACCGCAAGATCGCCGAATCCACCAAGTCTATGGCTGACGCGCGCGCCGCGCGGGTGAACAACCAGGCGCAGCGCGAGTCCGCCGAGGCGTTCCTGGACAAGAGCCAGGCCGCCATCAAGGCCGCCAAGGATCTGGCCAAGGAACAGAACGCGGCGGACGCCGCGATAGCCAGGTCTGCCGCCAAGACGGCAGGGGACCGGGAAGCGGCGATCGCGAAGATGATCGCCGATGAGGAGCAGCTGACCGCTGCCTTGGCCGAGGAAATCGCGAAGCGGGAGGCTCTGCTGGCCGGAGGCGGCGCGCTGAAGCCGACCAAGGCCCGCGACAATCTGGCCAAGCGCATCGCGGACGCCAAGGACACCGAGCACCAGATCGAGACCGCCCGAGCAGCGGCACGGCGCCAGATAGTCGAGAAGTTCCAGGCCCGCGATCGGGCCGCCCAGTTCATCAAGGACGGCGCGCCCGGCTTCACCGGTATGGAGCAGGTGATGCGGATGACGGGCGCCAAGAAGGAGCACAAGCTCCTGACTGGCGAGATCAAGAGGCTGGGCGAGGACGACAAGAAGTTCTCCGCGGCCTTGGAGAAGGCCACCGCGCAGCGTGAGGCTCTTGTGGCCAAACAGGCGCAGGACGCCGCCACTGAGCGCGCGGCTTGGGCGCGTCAGGTGGCAGAGGCCGAGGAAAACGCGCGCCAGATAGAGGCGTCCCGCGACGCCGTCCGCGCGCGCATCGCTGACAAGACCGCCGCGCGCGACGCGGAGTCGCCTCACCTGGACCGCGCCCGCGCCGAGGCGGAGGAGCGCATAAGGCAGCGCAACGAGATCCTGGCTGGCGCCCAGCAGGTCGCTGATGATCGCAAGAAGGCGGCCGAGACCGAGATCAAGGGCCTGAAAGCGGCTGACAAGCAGCTGGTGGCCGCGATCAAGCGCGGCGAGGCCGAGATCCGGGACGCCACCCAGGACCGCGCCAAGGCCGTCAACCAGGAGATAGCCGCCGGCGTCGCCTTGGGCCGGGCCAACGAGCTGGCCGGTCGCGTTGGCACGATCCGGGACGCCCGGGCGACCGCGCGCGCCATCCCGGCCGAGGCGGGCCGCGCCATTTCTGGCAAGACCTACGGGGACATGGCGGCCGGGGCAGACCGCGCTACCGCAGCCCAGAACCGCCTGAACCGCAGCGTCCAGGACGGCGCCTCCGGCTTCAACTCCGCCAAGCACTACGTCCAGAGCCTGATTAGCGCATACGCGATCTACGCGACGACCGTGTCCCAAGCGCGCGCGGTCATCGACGCCGCCCGCCTGAAAGAGCAGACGATCTTCACGCTATCGGCGTCCGTTCAGGGCGACATGGCCAAGGCGGCGGCGGACTTCGATTACCTGGCCGCATCGGCGGACAAGTACGGCTTCGCCATCACGGGCGTCGCGGACTCTTACGGGAAACTGGCCAACACCGCGCGCGGGATGGGCCGCAAAGAGAAGGACCTGCGGTCGCTGTGGGAGGGCGTGCTGTCCGCCGGCCGCGTCTATAACCTGAGCGACGACAAGATGGGCGACGCGATGCGCGCCCTGACGCAGATGCTGTCCAAGGGCCAGGTGATGTCCGAGGAGCTGAAGGGTCAGCTCGCGGAGGCGCTGCCCAACGCCTATATTGATTTCGCTGCCGCCCAAGGCTACGGGCTGGATCGGCTTCAGGATTTTGCCAAAGACCTCGAAGGCGGAAAGTTCGGCGCCGAGGCCGTCATCAAGTACGGCGAGTACGTCCGCACGAAGTTCGCTGGCGACATCGCCCGCGCGTCCGACACCCTGAACGCCCAACTGGCCAAGCTCAAGAACACGATCTTCGACGCCCGCAACGACCTGGCGGACGCCGGGTTCCTGGACGGCGTCAAGGACACCGTGAAGGAACTGAACGAGTTCTTCGAGTCCGACGCGGGCCAGAAGTATCTGGCGCAGATGGCCGACGTGGCCCAGGGGCTGGCCTCTTCGATCGCGCTGGTTGCGCGCCACTTGGACAAGGTCGTCCTGGCGCTGGCCGTTCTGGGCGGCGCCAAAGCGGCCCAGGCTATGGGCCGGGTGGGCTCCCGGGTTCTGGACGGCGGCAGGGACGCCCTGCGCGACACGGCGACGGGCATCGCTATCGCGGGCACGGGCAACGCTGCGGCGGGCGCTGCGGGCGGGATGACGCGCATGTCCGCGGCGGCCACGACGGCCGGCCGCTCTCTGGTGTGGTTGCGCGGCGCGGCCTCGTCGCTGATGGGCGTGCTTGGCGGCCTGCCGGGGATCGCCCTGATTGCCGGGGCCGCGCTGTGGTCGTGGTCGTCCCGCACCAACGCCGAGGAGGTCGTCCAGGCCCAGAACCGCTTGGAGACCGTGAAGGGGGTCGTTCAGGGCATCGGCACGGCCGCTATCGAGGCTGGCAATGACGTCTCGGCACTGGTGGCCGCTCTCAACAACATCGACGTCGTCAAGGACCCGGTGAAGAACCTGGCGGCCCGGCGCGACATATCAGGTGCCCGTCAGGACATCCGGGAGCAGCTGCGCAAGATAACCTACGACGCCGTGGTGAAGAAGGCCGGCCTGAACAAGGGCGCCCGCGGGATGGCTTGGGGGCTGTCCGAGTTCGTCTTCAACGCCAACGCCAAGAACACGGACTTGGCCGCACTCAACCGGGGCAAGGATCCGGGTATCGACCGGCTTCTGGATGTCCGCGCCAAGATCGAGAAGGGCGGGTTCAAACTTGATGACGTCAAGAAAGACATTGCCGACCTGATCAAGGCGTTCCCTCAACTCGCCGACAGCGCCAACGACATGCTGACGCTGGCCGAGAGCATGGACGAGGTTGAATCCGCCCAGAGGCAGCTGATCGACTCCACGGACGCGGCCAACGGCAACATTAAGGCGCAGCAGCGGGTTCTGGACGAGGCCGGCGAGCGCGCGCGCAACCAGGCCAACGCCACCATCGAGGCAGCCAAGGCCCAGAAGGCGTTCGAGGAGGCCATGAAGAAGGCCGACCGGGCCGCCTCCGACAACCAGGGACTGGCGGAATACCAGTCCGCGATGGATGACGTCTCCAAGACCGAGAAGGAGCTGCGCGAGGGCCTGAAGAAGTGGGTGGACGAGGCCCAGAAGTCCGGGAAGGCGCTGCCGGCCGAGGAGATCGCGCGCCGCTCGGAGTCGATCTCCCGCGCCATCCGCAACATGAGCAGGCAGGCGGCCGCCGACCTGAAAGAAGTCGAGGCCGCCGCGCGCGGCGTGTCGATCGAGATCGGCAACGCCACCGCCAAGGCATTGGAGTCCTATGCCTATGGCAGCGAGATGCCGGTCCTGCCCAACGGGGTCTCCCGGCCCGGCTCCGTGCTCGTTCCCAACGGTCAAGGCGGCATCGCCAGTTCGACGCTGGTCGACCTGCTGAAAAAGCACGAGAGCGGCGGCAGCTACGACACCCTGCTGGGGCATCAGCAGCGCGCGGGCGGCAAGTTCGCCGGCACCCAGATCACGAAGATGACCATCGGCCAACTCCTGGAGTTCGCCGGGTCCGGCGGCGCCTACGCGGGCTACTCGCGCCAGGCCGTGGGCCGGATGGCCACCCCCATGGGCGTGGGCCAGATCGTGGGCAAGACGCTGGGCCGGACGGCCGAGCAGCTCGGTCTGCCGCGCGACACCGTGTTCAACGAGGACACCCAGAACCTGATGGTGAACCATCTGGCGTGGCAGCGGGTCCGCGGGAAGACCAAGCAGCAGGCGCGCGCGGCGCTCCGGGCGGAGTGGGAAGGGTTCAAGCACGCCACCGACGCGCAGCTGGACCAAGTCTACGATGAGCTGAACGTGGCGTTCGGCGGCAAGGCAGGCCCGCGCGAATACGCGCAGCGGATGGTCCAGGGCGGCAGCCGGGTCCAGACGGCCGGCCCGATGGCCGAGGAGCGGGTGGCCGCGGCGGGCGTTACCCAAGCGATCCAGAAAGGTTTCTCCAAGGCGGCCGAGGACATCGCTACCGCCTATACGGTCCACAACCCGGCCGCAGTCAACGACGTCCGGTGGAACAGGGCTATGGAATCCGGCGACGCCACCCAAGTGGCCGCTTATATGCGCTCCACGGGCAACGACGCGGACGCGGACGCGTTCCTGCGGGCGTCCCAGGGCACGGAGATGGTCCGCGCTGCCGAGGGGCTGATCGCGGCCTCCAAGGTCCTGGAGGAGGCGGTCAGCAACGCCAAGTTCTCGAAAGAGGATTTCGGCCCGAACGGCATCACCGCCGAGGCGCTGAACCGTGAGGTCTCGAAGGCCGTCGCGGAAGCGACCAAGGACGGGGTCTCTCTTGCTCAGGCGGCCGGCACCGCCACCGACCTGGACGCCAAGAACGCGCTGGTCGCCGGCCTGCATGAGAAGGCGCGGGCCGAATACCAGAAGCTCAGCCTGGAGGCGTCCCGAGAGCAGCAAAAGGTGGACGCCGAGTCCCTGCTGACGGCCGAGCAGCGCGTCCACCTGGCCACGATCGAGAACGAGGCCGAACGCCAGCGCCAGCAGTTCGTTTATCAGCGCCAGAACGAGGAGCGGGAGAGCGGCGTCACGCGCACGGACGCGCAGCGCAACGCCCTGGTCGAGTCCGATATGCGGGCGTTCATGGCCGAAGAGGGCAAGCGGCTGGCCAAGGAGCAGCAGGAAGCGAGCGAGAAGGCGCTGACGGACGCGCTGAAGACGCTTCAGGACCGCGCCGAGTACCTGAAAGAGCAGATGGCCGTGGCCGTGGAGGACGGGGACTTCGCGGCCCAGGGGCGCCTGCGCGGAGAGATCACGGCCACCAACGCCGAGATCCTGAAAATGCTGGACTCGCTGGAGGCGTTCTACGCCGCGATGGGCGGGCCCCAGGGCGAGCAGGGTGTCATCCAGGTCCGGCGTTTCCGCTTGGAGACGCAGCAGGCCACCCAAGACTTGGGGCGGATGTCTCCCGAGGCCGAGAAGCTGGCGGGCGTCGTTCAGGGCAACCTTAACGGCGCGTTCAGCAACTTCGCCCAAGCGGTCGCCGAGGGCCAGGATCCGTGGAAAGCGCTGACCCAGTCCGTGGGCCAGGCCGTGGGCCAGATCCTGATCGATATCGGCCGGATGATCGTCGAGGCGATGATCGCCAGGGCGGTGATGGCCGCTATTGGTATGGACCCGAGCGGCAACCCGCTGCCGAACCAGGCGGGCGGCGCGGGCGGCGGCGGGGGCAACTTCCTGGGCCAAGCGTTCAACTTCCTTGGGTCTATAATCAGCGGCGGAATATTCCACGACGGCGGCATCATCGGCGACCCGTCCAAGCGCATCGACTTCATGAACGCGCTGATGAATCTGAAGCCGGGTGAGCGCCCGATCATCGCGATGGACGGTGAGGAGATGCTGACGGAGGACGACCCTCGGCACCGCAACAACCTGGGGTCCGCACTCGGGCGCATCCAGCGGTTCCACACGGGCGGCGTGATCGGTATGAGGTCCGATACGCTGTTGTCCAAGGCCAACCCGGCGGCCGGTCTGTTGGACAGGGTCCAGGACAAGGTCCACCAGATGGCTGCCCCCCGCGCCGCTGAGGCGCCCATCGCGATTCACAACCACTTCGACCCGCAGGACCTGCTGAGCGCTGCGCTATCGGGGCCGGCCGGGGAGCGGACGATCATCAACGCGCTGGTGAAGAACCGCCACAAGCTGAAGGGGATGCTGGGCTGATGCCGTTCGACGTCCTGGATCCCGTCGCCACACCGTTCCGGCCGAACTGGTCGTCGTCCCCGCGGACTGACTTCCAGTTCCGGACGGGTATATTCACGGCCGCCGACGGCCGCGAGCAGCGCTATCCGCAGCTCCGCCGGCCCAAGGTGTCCGTCCAGTTCGAGCACTTGGCCACCGGCGCCCACGCGGGCAGGGCCTGGTCTATGATGGGCAACCTGATGAACCGCAGCCTGGCAGTCCGGGACTTCCGGATGAACGCCACCGGGCGCGTCTCGGAGAACGGCGCTTCGGTCATCCTGAACGCCCAAGCGTTCGCTTACTGGTGGCCCGTGGGCACCAGGATAGTCATCGAGGACCGGGACGGCGCCGTCGAGCACACCGCGATCATCACCGCGTCCGACCCGCTGACCCGAACGCTCGCGTATGACGCGCCAGCGCCCGAGGCGATGCGCGGCCGCATGATGTCGGTAGGGTCCGCCGTGGTGGCCTCATTGGACGAAGAACAATCGGGCAAGGTGTGGCACAGCCGCGCCGCCGGCTTGGAAGTCCGCGCCACCGCGTTCAACGGCATCGACGCCATCGGCGGTGCGCCGCTGGACGTCTTCCCCCTGAAACACGGCGACCGCGACGCGATGACGACCAAGTTCACGAAGCAGTCGCGCGCCGTGGACTTCGGGATCGGCCGCCGCGAGGAGGCGACCGGCTACGCGTCCTGGGTGTCCGGCTTCCGCCAGGCCGAGGTCCAGTCATATCAGCTTGACGCTGCCCAGAAGCAGGCGCTTGTGTCGTTCTATTGCGGGGTCCGCGGGCGGCTGGGCTCGTTCCAGGCACCGGGCATTCTGGAAGGCGCGAAGTTCCGCTTCGCGAGCGACACGCTGACGGTTGAGCACCTGAACGACCAGGTATCCAGGGCCACGGCCCCGATCATCCAAGTGGTCGAATGATCCCGGCCGGCGGGACAAAGTTTTTCCGCCGTCCAGACTTTGTCCCGGTTCTGTCCATCCGGATTCGCCGAATATCCCCAAGCCCCCAAGGATATTTTCCAGAAGTGGACAGAGTGGACAGAAAATTGGCGGTTTCAAACCCGTACGTACCATACGCTGGCTATGACCCTTTCCCGTTTCTTTAGTTTATATACTCTAATTATCTGTCCACTTTGAGTGCTTATAGAGCAATATCACTGATTTAACCCTGGACACGGCGTGGACACTGGGTGGACAAAGTCGGGACAAAGTCAAACCTCTGTCCCCAACAAAATCATCACTTTCTCAATGAATGCTTGGAGAAAGCTCCCTGCGCAGGCGCCCGCGCCGCCCGGCCGTATCTAACGGGATGGTTCTATGGGCGAGGCGGGCGTGCCGAATTACGACGACAACGAGCGGCTAATCAGGACGGGTGACGCGGCGCTGACGGTGGAGATCCTGGGCGCCGGTGAGCGCTGGGGGTTCACTAACGCGGACATACCGCTGATGGCCGCTGACGGTCGCGGATACGAACCCGTGCCGCTCCAGATGTCCAACATCACCGCGGACGCGGCGATGGGCGGCAACCAGATCGACATCACGCTGCCGCGGTGGTCGCCGGTCGCTGGCCGGTTCTTCCCGGTGGCCACGAAGACGATCTATAAGGTGATCGTGCGCCAGGCCGCCCACGCGGACGGGGCCATCTCGGACGATCCTCTGATGTTCACCGGCGTCATCACCGCCGCGGCGATCACCGGCGACGAGGGAGAGATGCTGCGCCTGAAAGCGTCAACGCAGATGGGCCTGCTGGAGCGGTCCGGCCTGCGCCGGCGCTACCAGCTCCAGTGCCCGTATGTGTTGTTCGGTCCGGAGTGCCGCGCTTCGAAGGCCGCCTCCCAATTCCCGGCCAACATCGAGGTGCCCCCGTCCACCGCATGGGGAGACGTGTATATCACGGTTCACGGCGAGAGCGCGGACGAGCCTTGGCTGTGGCGAGGCCGGGACATGCGGGTCTGGGAGGGCCGGGTGTTCATGATCGGCGCCACGGTGAACTTCGCCGGCGTCGATTATGAAATAGCAGACGTCATAAGGAACTACGGGTCGAACACGATCCGCGTCAGGGTGATGCCTGATCAAGTCCAAGCACTGCGCGCCGCCGTCGAAGCGGCCCAGCCCGTTGACCGGGTCTGCGTCGTCACGCCCGCCTGCGACCACACCGTCGCGTGCTGTAATGACCTGTTCTCGAACGGGGTAAACTTCGGCGGTCAGCCGTGGATTCCCTATGAGAATCCGGTCAAGAAGATCTTTGTGGGGACCTGAGAGATGGACCCGATCACCGGATTTCTCGTCGGGATGGGCATGCAGGTCATCGGCTGGATGTTCATGCCGAAGCCGGAAAAGCCGAAGCCGCCCTCATTGGAAGATTACGAAGAGCCGACCGCCGACAGCGCGCGGCCGATTCCCGTGGTTTTCGGCACCGTCGAGGTGTCCGGGCTGAACATCCTGTGGTGGGGCGACAAGTCCATCCGTAGGCGGGACGTCAAGCCGCCGGGGGGCAAGAAATGAGCGAGTTGCGGGTATACAAGAGCGATGTGATGGCGGCGGGCTACTGCGCGGCAGGGATGCGCGAATGGTGCCGCCTGCGCGGGTTCACCTCGGAAGACGTCCGCAACGGCATCCCCGCCGAGGTGATGTTGGCGACCGGCTGCGAGCAGGCCGCGGCGGTGGTCCGCCAGGCCGAGAAGCGCGCGGCGCTTGAAGCGGGGGGCGCGGCGGAATGAGCAACCCGAAGAAGACCAAGGTCCCGGTATTTGACGGGCTGATGTCGACACATTGGGGTGTGTGCCAGCAGGCGGACGCGCTGTTCGGCATCAAGGTCAAGGACAAGCTCTGCTGGCCGCCCGCGCAGGTGGACGGCGACGACACGGTCGAGCGCGCGCCGCAATATGATGCGGCGAAGTGGAGCGCGGTTGACGACCTGAACACGATGGTCGTGAATCTGGGGACCCAGACCGGCCTGGCTCCCGTCGTGGGTCCGCAGAACCCCCAGATAATGACGGCTGAGCGGGACGAGTATATCCACGAGCCTGACCTGTTCGGGGGCGACACGAACGGGACCGGCGGCGTTGAGGGCGTCTTCACCTGGCTCCCGGGCAAGGCCGACCAGATCCTGCCGACGTCGATGACGAGCCGTTTCGGCATCAGTGCCGATAGGTGCCCATCGTTCAGGGGGCTGGCGACCGCGTTCTTCTGCGGCGGCCGGCGCCCGACCACCCGCAAGGACTCGAACGGCATCGACATGGGCGGTCTGGTCAATCCGCACCTGACCAAGGCCAGAACGTCCAACAATCAAGGGTTCAAGTGGGGCACGAACGACCCGTACGTGCCGTCCGCCACCATGAGGGTGTTCCGCGCGCCATACGCGCCGCCGCTCCGGGACTTCGCTAAGTATGCGCTGAACCCGTACAACGTACAGCACCTGAAGCAAATGATGACGCGCGTGATCGCCGTGCCCAGGGCACCGGCGCGCAACAAGTCCGACGGCGATGGCAAGTTGCCCCAAGGCGGTGGCTTCCCGGCCGCGAACCCGGCAGCCGTCATCTACGAGCTGCTGTCGTCCGCCCGCTACGACATGAACTCAACCGAGGCAGCGCTGGACGCCGCCTCCTTCTTGATCTGTGCGCGTCTGCTGTCAGTCGAGAAAGCGGGCATCTCCTTTGCGTGGGTCGACCAGGACTCCGTGAAGGCAATCATCGAGGAGATATGCGCTCACATCCAAGGTGCGGTGTTCGTCCATCCGAAGACCGGGCTGTATACGATGAGACTGTTGCGGCCTGACGCCGCTTTCTCGGCCCTGGGCATGGGGAATGAGATCATCACGCTCCCGTGGAAGGCCGGATTCAAGCTGAGCCCGTCCAACGCCCGGCTGGCGGACGACATCGAGCGGAAGACCTGGTCGGACGTGATCAACTGGGTGTCCGTGAAGTTCACGGACGACGAGACCTCGAAGGAGAAGTCCGTAAGCGTCCAGGCCCCCGATCTGATTGCCGCCGCCGGCGGCAGGGTCAACGACGCCACGCTGAATTATTGGATGTTCCGCTCCGAGGAGACCGCGATCGCAGCGGGCGAGCGCGAGTTGTCCGCCGCATCCCGGCCGCTGATGAAGGCGTCGTGGATCGTCAACAGAACCGGCTGGTCCATCGCGCCGTATGACGTGATCACTGTCGACTGGCCCTCGGAAGGGATCGTGAAAACCCGGTTCAGGGTCCTGGCCGTGGACTACGGCGACGGCAAGAACCGGGACATCCGGATCGACGCCGTGGAGGACGTGTTCTCCGAGAAGCCGCGCAGGACGGCGATCATGCCTCAGGCCGCTCTGTGGACGCCCCCTCCCAAACCCACCATCCGGCAACCGTACATGACGCCCGCTTCGGCGCCGATGCTGATGAGAAACGGTCTGTCGCGCGACGAGCTGGACCTGCTGGACCAGGACGGGGACGCGGTGATGATCCACATGATCTCGTCGGACGCGAACCTGACGGGCGCGGACGCGTTTGTCCGGTCGAACGCCGAGGACCTGCCGCAGACGGGCGTGGCGATCGAGTCCGTGCCGCGCGCCCTGCTGAACGAACCGCTCGGCGTTGAGGCAACCTCCACGATATCGTTCTATGATATGGACTTCGGCGCCCAGGAGCGGGATCCCGAACCGGGCGACCTGCTGGTGTTCGTGCGCCCGCGCACGGACAAGCCGTCCCTGGACCGGTTCTGGACGACCATCAGCGGCGGCCGGCTGTTGCCCACTGGCCTACCCCAAGCGGGCTACGGGAGCAACTTCGCGCCCAGCAAACTCCACTGGGGCGTCGGGACGGCGGCGATGGCTCTCGACGAAGACAGCGCGCGCATCGCCACGATGAACGGACTGGCTCCCGCGTATCACGAGGAGGTCTGCCAGATCCTGACCGTGGACCGCGACACGGGCGACACCGTAATCCGGCGCGGCATATATGACACGGTTCCCGCGCCGCTCCCGGCCGGATGTTGGGTGTTCCACTTGTCCGGTCAACCGCCCGTGCCGCGGGAGACCTCGGCGGACGGCGAGTATATGCTGGCGGCGTATCGCCCGAAAAGCGCGTCGGCCGTGGCCCGCTCCACGACCCCGCAATACCCGTTCGTCGCCACCGCGCGGCAAGAGATGCCCGCCCGTCCCGGAAACGTCCGCATCACGGTGGGCCCCGAGACGTGGGCGTTCGGCTCGAAGGCCGTCCTGGATGAACCGGCGCCCGTCCAGGTGCGGTGGGCCACACGCAACCGTATCACGGACGACGCCCAGCCCGCGTCGTGGACCGCGGGCAACATCACGCCCGAGTCCGGACAGAGGCATTACGTTCGGGTGTGGCGCCGGGTTTGCCGCAACGCGACGGGCGACTCGCCGGCCGTCCTGGTGGACCAGTTCTATGATCTGGCGGGGGACTCCTATGTTATCCCGGCGGCGGTGTTCTCGAACTCGCTGAACGACCCGGACTGGAACCCGGGCGAGGTCGTCAGCGACATCCCGGCCGGCGGCGCGTTCGTCATCGAGGTGGGCGCCCAGAGGACCGAGCCAGGAAGAGTGCTGGTGGCCACTCCCGAGAACCCTTTGACTGACCCGGCGCAGATGTCCGCCCAAGCGGCGCTGATGCTGATTGATGTGGGCACCGAACCGTCCGGATGGGGCAAGAGCTGGGGCAAGGACTGGGGCGGGTGAGGGACAACGGCAACATCGAGGCCGCAGACCGCGCCGAGCTGGAGCGGCTGGTTGATGCCTTGAAGACCCAGGCGGGCGTGCTGGAAGTGTGGCTGTTCGGGAGCCGGGCGCGCGGGGATCATCACCCCCACAGCGATTACGACGTTCTGGCGGTCGTCCCTGATGAGAGCGCCTGCGATCTGGATGACCTGATGTTCTGGATCCGCCTACGGCGGGATAACAGCATTCGGCTACCGCTGGACCTGATGGGCGTCAGCATCAGCGAGCACCTAAGCTGCCGGGAGGCGCCGATGACGATCTGCGGGGCGGTCTGGCGCGAGGGGTTCCGCTTGGACGGTTAGCCGGTCGGGCAGTGTGTACCGCCTTTCTTCGGTTGCTCGTATAAAGCGGCGGACAAGCAGCTCCGAATTTGAGGGAACGGATGACGGATGACGATAAGAGGGCCCGAAGACTGATCGCCAAGGCAGCGACGATCCGGCGCAACTATGAGAACAAGGCCGTGGGGATCGGCGGCGATAGCGCGGAGATGAACATACCGTTCGGTCGTGCGCGCACCAAAAGGCTACATGCCCAGATGAACGCCGGGGCGAAGATGGCTGAGGCCATCAGGATGGAGAGCGAGGCCGCGAGATTGCTCGGCAAGCCCGACCCGCACCACGTCCCTGCCCGGGCGGCCATCGAGATCGCGAAGGATAAGATGAGCGAGGCGATGAATCTGGAATCGCATGCCCTGCTAATTGAGCAGGCCAACCTCGGATACGGTGCTGACCTGTATGTCCAGACCGCAAGGATGCGCAGGAGAGCATATGCTCTGCGGGCAGAAGCGAGCGGGATTACGGGAGAACCGATCGGCGCCGATCCTGTCCCGTTTTACGAGAGCGATGCGTGGATGGCTGATCGACTCGACCGCGAGGCAGATTGCCACGACGGGGTCGGGAACACCGGGCTGGCGGCGAGCAAGAGGGCGGCTGCTGCGGAGTTGCGGCTGAACGCCAAACCACCCCTACGGGCCAAGGATGGCACCGAGACGCATGTCCTGTTTCGCTAACCCTTATCATCCTGGGGAAATCCCGACCGAACGGCCTGACCGGCCTGCGGCCGTATCTACGAGAGGAACACTCTTGAAGGATGCGGGATGCCGTCAATTACGATCCCGGGCGCCGGCCTGGCAGGGTATTGGAACGAAGGGGAATCCGGCTGGAAGCCGGGGATGGACGAGAATCTGGCGCGCCTTTCGGCTCTCGTCCAGCTCTCCGTCCCGTCGCTGACGGCCGCCCTGGCGCCCGCAGCGGGCGTCCAGGTAGCGCCTACCGGGCACGCTAACGCGGGCGACATCGCGGCACACATCAACGGCGCGTGGTGGTTCTATAAGCCGGCCGCGGGGACCAGGGCGTGGGTCAGGGACGCGGGCGCGTCGTATCTGTATGACGGGACCGCTTGGGTCAGGGAGCCCAGCGCCGCCCACGTCGTCAGCACCACGACCGCGTCCAGGGCGATAACCGAGGCCGAGTTCGCGAGCGGCGCCATCATCAAAGTGGATTCGGAGAACGACGTCGTCCTGACCGTGCCCGCGCCGTCCGGCGCCGCCCCGGCCCTGGGCTCATCCACGGCGCGCCATCCGGTCCACATTGCCCGCCGCGGGACGGGCGGCGTGTCCGTCGTGGCGGCGGCGGGCAGCACGCTACTGTCGGCAGACGGCCTGTTCTCGGCCCGCGCGCGCTATTCGGCGTTCTCCGTGATCCCGATGGGCGATGACGAGTATCTGGTCTCGGGGGACTTGGCATGATCATCCCGGGCGTCCTGGCGAAACGGCGCGGCGCGCCGGCCGAGCCGATCACCTTCCGCAACGCCGCGGCGATCGTCGTGTCCGCCGGTACCCGTTCATATTCGGACGCCAGAGTGCCGCTGCTGGCTCTGGTGGCATCCCGCCAGGTTCGGCACAGGCCGCGCGCTGACATCTCCCTGGTCTCGCTGTCCGCCGTCAGGACGACAAAGCAGCCGTCCAGGGCGGACGTCGCGCTGACAGTTCTCTCGGTCGCCAGGTTGGCACCCGTCTCGCTGACCCCGGTGCGCGCCGAACGCGCGGCCGTGATGGTCGTTCATTCATAAGGGGACGCTGATGATACTGCTGATGGACAACTTCAGGACATACCCGACGGCGGACGACATGTTGGCCGATGCTGGCAGGAACGGGCCGTGGACCACTTTTGACCAGGTATCGCGGGCCTCGCCCAACTTCTCCCTGATCGAGAACCCTACGTGGCGGGGGGACGGGTCGTCCCTCAGGGCGCTCCGCGCCGAGAAGGAGCCTGATAGGCTCTCCCTCCAGCGCGACTTCACGCCAGGCCCGGCCGTCCCGGCCGTCTGCGCGCAGTTCATTTGCGGGTCCTCTAACGAGGGGAGTCCGGCCGCGGCGGAGGCGTGTAATTTCGTTCTCTTTCAGGAGGCCGCGGTCTCCGCCGCTGACGTGCCCTCGTCGTACCTAAATAAATTCTACGGCGTATCGGTCCGCAGCCTGTCAACATCAGGAAACCTGGACAAACCGAACCAGGTGGGCGTGTATTACACGATCATGACCGCCCCTAACGGCTCGACCAACGAGGCGCTGATCGGCTATTTGAAGCCTTGGACGCGGGGGAGGCACTATCACGTTGAGCTGAAGGTGGACCACACCAACCCGCAGGCTCGGATTCAGGTCTATGTGAACGGAGTGCTTGAACTCGACCGGATCTACGACCGGGACCGGGTCAACTCGGGGCTGCAGACTACGTCGTTCAAGCGAGTTCTGTTGGGCGGAAACAACCTTAATTCGCCTTATCGCTCCCCGACGTATTCCAACCTACTGATCTATACTGATGACGCTGCCACCCCGTTCCCGCTCGGGCCGGTGGATATCGAGACGATCTCGCCGGTGGCCGGCCAGGGCTATGACGGGATGCGGGCCACCCCGAACGCTGACGACTCGTCTTACCTGACGGTAAACCCGGGCACGACGCTCTCGGGATCGTTCGATGACTTGACCCCTTCTGCGCGGCCGGTCCTGGCGGTGGACGCTGTCGTGCGCCACGGCGCGGCCGCCGGGCTGGAACCGTCCCAGATCACGACCGCGATCAAGCGCGCGGACGGCTCTACGGTGGGGTCTGCCATGACGGCCACGGCCCCCGGGCTGCCGCCCACCACGCGGCGGGTCAGGCTGACGGAGGGCCTGACGCAAGCGGACGTCAACGGCCTGACCTTCACGATCAACGCGCCGGCGGGGTGATCCAATGGGCGTGATGATCGCAGAGGGCTGGCGGCAGTATGTTGACCGCAACGAGCTGGGCTACGGCTGGCCGCTATATGCCTACACGGTATCGGGCACCGTGTTCGCCGACGTGTCCGGGCGCCGGACGCTGGACATGAACGGCGCGCGCTTGGCGCGAGCGCTGACACCCAGACGCCGTGTATGCGCTCACTTCATCGTGGACCTGACGGCGGGCACGATCGGCTCGACGACCGTGCTGTTCGATTTCGGCCTGAATCCCGTTGGCATCAACGCTGCCGCTTACAACTCCGCCAACCAGTCCCGCTTCTCTATCAGGGCATACGGCCCGAAGATCCAGGTCATCCGCCGGGCGTTCGGCCCGAACGGGGAGGTCCAGTCCAACACCCAGACCGTGGCGGACGTCGCTCACGGTATGATCGCGGGCAACTCCTATCGCATTGAGGTGATGGTAGATGTGTCCGGCGAGGCGGGCACCTGTGAGGTGATGATGAACGGCGCCCTGCTGGGCGAGTGGTCGTTCTCGCGCGCCATCTCGTCGTATGCCTGCGACGCTGACTTCGGGTCCATCTACCTCGGCGGGGACGCTACTTCGGGTTGCCGGGGACGGGTGTCCAATCTGGTCATCTATGACGATGCGGCGCCTACGGCGTGGCCGGCCGGTCCCCTGAACATCTCGTATCTAAACTCCCAGCCCAACGCGGGCGAGTCGTTCTCGTGGCCGCCGGCGGCCGCGGACGTGCCGGTCAGCGTCGACGGCGCGGGCAAGTCCTGGAACCTGGCTGACACGTCCGGGATATCCGCCGGCTCCATCAGGGGGGTCATCGGCACCGTCAGGTTGTCCACCCCTGACGCGCTGACGCCCGCAAAACCCAAGGTATCTTGGGTTAGCGGCGGGGCGACGCTGAAAGAGGACCTGCTGACCGTCCAGCCCGGCGCCCCGTATTTTGACCACCAGACCGTCATCCCGGCCGCCACCCCGGCGGCCCTGGACGCCTTGGTTCTGGACATCCGGCCGTGGAGTTAAGTCGATGATCAGGACCGCAACGCTGATCGCCCCCCGCCCGCTGATGGCCGGCGACCTGGTGATCGACCCGCAGACCGGCACGGCCGGGTTTGCGAAGTCCGCCACCGCCGCCGGCGCGGTCGCCGAGATCTCCACGGGCCAGGGGTTCGTGCTGACGGTGGCTGACGCCGCTGGGGCCGCCGCGCCCGGCGTGCCCGTGTATCTGGTCAACGGGGTCCCCTGTTTCGCCCGGTCACGCCCGGACGATCCGCAATGCGCCGAGGTCGTCGCGCTGATGGGCCGGGACGCGGAGGCCGGCACCGCGCGCGTGATGGTGCGATTGGCCGGGTAAGGCAGTCCTCCGGCCGTATCTACCGGGCAACGAAAATGCCGGTGGATGCCACATGAAGACCAATTTCGAAGCGGTGATGGAGCAGGTCTTCAAGCACGAAGGCGGCTATGTGAATCACCCCAAGGACCCGGGAGGTGAGACGAACTTCGGGATCTCGAAGCGCGCTCACCCGGGCGTGAACATACGCGCGCTGACCAAGGCCCAGGCGCGGGAGATCTACCGGAAGTCGTATTGGAACCCCGTCAGGGGTGATGACCTGGCGGCCGGGGTTGATCTGGCGGTGATGGACTATGCTGTGAACTCCGGCGTCTCGCGCTCCGCGAAAGCGCTCCAAGCGGTCGTCAAGGTTTCCCAGGACGGCAAGATCGGTCCCCAGACGCTGAAAGCGGCGGCGGCCGGCAATCCTGTCGAGATCGTGAAGGCCGTGTGCGCCCGCAGGATGTCCTTTTTGAGGGGGCTGAAGACCTGGAAGACCTTCTCGAAGGGGTGGTCCCGGCGCGTCGCCGAGGTTGAGGCGCTCGGCGTGAAGATGGCCGCGCAGTCCGTGGTGGCGAAGCCGTCCAGCGTGAATGAGGTGCTCAAAGCAGAGCAGAAAGCGGCCCAGGCGGCGGCGGCCGGTGCCAAAAAGAACGCAGCGGCCGCGGGCGTGGGAACCGCCACGGCGGCCGGCGTCGGCTCCGCTACCGTCGCGGGCGTCGAGGCCACCGCCCAAATCCAGACCGATCCGACCCTGATGGGCCTGGTCGCCGCCGTGCTCGGCCTGGTGGCCGCATTCGCGGCGCGCCGGTCCGCTCACAATAACCAGCGGGCCGCTGCGTTCGCCAGGCTGACGGAGAACCAGTGATGTCCTTCAAGGGATACAAGACCATAATCTTCAACGCGGTGGCCGCCGTGCCCGTCCTGCTGGACGGGCTGGTCCAGGTGATCGGGCTGATTGAGGGCAACCCCGAAATTAAGGGGATGCTGCCGGACGGGTGGCTGGGCGGCTATGCGTTCGCGGTTGCCGTCGGCAACCTGTGGCTCCGTATGAAGACCGACACGCCAGTCTTCCAGAAGACGCCCGACCCTACGGCGGCGGTCGTCGTGATGAAGGACGGCGCGCCGCCCGTCGTGGAGTCCGTGTCCGTAGTCGTCGAGAAGGGCACGACCCCGCCTAAGGCGGAGACCGTCCTGGCGGCAGCCGCCGCTCCCCAGACCGAGCCGGAGGCCGCTCCCCAGGCGAGGGGGTGACGCCATGAAGATGGATTGGGAGTTCCTGGCTGTCATCACCTGCGCGGTGGTCATCAAGCAGGTGTTGTCGCCGTTCCACTCGTGGTTCCGGTCAATTTCGACCGGCTTCGCGGCGATGTTCTGCGCCTATGTGTTCGCTGAACCGATCATCCACCTGCTGGGGTGGGAAGACCCGAAGCTGGGCAACGCCGTCGGCGGTCTGCTGGGCCTGACCGGCGAACAGGTCATCCGATACATCATCGACGCCGGCAACAACCCGGAGGCGGGGGTCCAACGGGTCAAGCTGCTGGCCATCCGCGTCGCCGAGGTCATCACGATCTGGCGCAAGGGCGCCCCTAACGACAAGGGGGACCAAGAATGACCCTGATAACCAACCCAGTCCGCAACGGGCGGATCTGGACCGTCGCGATCGCGGCAATGTGGATCCTGGTTGGGGCCTTTGCCTCCTTCCCCGAAGAGCTCGGGAACATCGAGGGCAGGCTCATGCCGGTCGTCCGCGACCTACGGATCGTGGAGATGAGCGACACGCCTGACGGGCCCACGGTCATCAGGGCGGAAGCGGTCAAGGTACGCCGCTGCGCGTTCCGGCATGTCAGCTGGGGACTGGTTGGCAAGGACGGACTGGAGACGGCCGTAGGCGTCATCAACAGCGAGATACAGCGCCTGAACGACGTCGGGCCCATCCGTACCGGCCCCTGGCACATCTATGCGTCTCGGGACGAGATCCTGACGCGCGGATACGCGGTGATGGTTCACCGCTGCCACCCCTTCTTCCTCACCAGGACGCCCGTTTACGCGGGCGACGCCGTCCGTTGACCGCCGCCGGCCCAGAGTTCCGCTTTTCGGTGCCGGGGAAGCCGGTGCCCAAGGCGCGGCCCCGGATGACGCGCCAAGGCCGGGTCTACACGCCAGCCGAGACGCTGGCTTACGAGCGGCTGGTGGCAAAGCACGCTGTGGCGCAGGGGGTTGGTATGGCGTCCGGGCCGGTCGAGGTGGACATCAGTGTCCGTTTCCCCATCCCGCCCTCTTGGGCCAAGGTCCGCAAGGCGGACGCCCACGGCGCTCCTCACACTCAACGGCCCGATCTGGACAACCTGGCAAAATCAGTTCTGGACGGCCTGAACGGCGTAGCGTGGCACGACGACGCCCAGGTGTGCCGCGTGTCCGCCTCGAAGAGCTGGGACGCGGACTGCGGCGCCGGCATCGTCCAGGTGGCCATCAGGCCGGTTCATTAGTCGATGAGCTGACGGTCCCACGCTATGCCGCGCGCCGTCTCGATCAGCCGGGCTCTCGCTTGGCTGACCGCGCCCCGGACGCCGCGACCCGGCTTCTCGGGGTCGTCCCCCATCACATAGCGCTCGATCAGTGCCCGGTCTTCGGGCGTCAGCTCGTCCAGAGCCGCCTCCAGGACGTCGCGCTCGGCCCGGTCTTGGGACCGCTCCGCCAGCGCCTCGTCTGCCGGGCCGTCCGAGTCCGAGTGGAAGTCCAGCACATCAGGGTTGGTGAACGCGCCGCGGCCCGTTTCCAGGAACGCCCGGACATCATAGGGCTTGGCCTTGATCAGCCGGGCGACCTGGGCGGCCTGTTCGTCCGTCAGCCTTTTGGTGCTGTCGAATCCGAGCTGCTCGCATGCGCGGATGGCGTTGTAATACGCGGATCGGCGGCCGTGCCCGATGCCGATAGTCAGCGGGGACGCCGCGCGCATCGCCGCCTCGTCCAGGGCCTTTCGGATCCACGGCCGCGCGTAGGTGCCGAAACTGCCGCGCTTGGGGTCGTACGTCCCCACCACAGCCACCATCGCCATCAGCGCTATCTGGCGACGGTCTTCCAGACCGTCGCCCTTCGCGGAGGCGGCCATATCATACGCCAGGGGTGTGTAGTGCCCGATCAGCCGGGCCATAGCGGACTCGTCGCCCGCTTGGGCCAAGGCCGCTAGGCCGGCGTCCCGGTCGCGGACTTGGCTGTTCGGCTTCCTGGTGACCAGGTCGCGGCTCATCATAACCATATGCCGTGCCCCTATTAGTGGACGGGCCGGTCGGACATCAGGTCCATCACGCGGATCGGGGGCAGGCCCATCAGGTCGCCCAGCCGGCGCGCCACCTGGCCCGCGTGCGCGGTGTCCATCGTCGTGCCGATCGCGGCTATCTGGCCGATGGCGCTCGTGGCGCGCTGGTCGAGCACCTCGATCGCGTCAAGCACCTGGGACAGCGCGTCAACCGCGCCCGCCGTGTCGCCGGCTTTCAGCCTGCCCGACGCGGCCACCCACTTGGTCCACACACCAACGAGCATAACGACCAGCCGCGTCAGCGCGGGGTCGTGGTCGTTCATGGCTTGGGCGTGGAGATCGGAGATCATGGCGGCCAGCGCCGCCTGCTTTCGTGTCTGTCGCATCGCTCACCGTGCTGTTTTTTGTTTTTGCTCCCGGGGATGGGAGGCCGGCCGAAGGTAAAGGAGGAGAAACCCTTCGGCCGGCGAGCCCGCGCAGGGGAGAACTGCGCTCGCGACGGATATCGGCGCCGTCGCGTGTAGTTTACATAGATCGCGTGCGTGTAGCGCTCAAGAACAATCTGTGGCCGCAAGCAAGTTTTCTTTTCTTTGCTGACAAGAACAAATCTCAGCAGATAAGAGAGTGGGTGAGATAAGGCGGGCGATTCGGTGTCTTCGCTTGCGAATCACCCCGCGAATCGCTCATAGTGGCCCTCACCGGGAGGACCGCCTTGAAGGATGACGATCTGGACGAGTGGCTGTATGCCGAGCAGACGCCCGCCGCGCCGCGGCCCCTGACCGTGCGCGAGTGGCTGGACTCACGTCCCGTAGGGAAGGTCCTGAAACGGGACGGCGCCCTGTGGTGCCGGGTCGCCAACGCTGCGGCCACGCGCTTCGATGACCCGAAGAGCAGGGCGGCGGTGGAGTCGCTGATTGCGAAACTGAACCAGCCGATGCGCCTGAACGGACCCAGATCACAGCACCGCATCCACGAGGCGGTGTCGCGGATCCACGAGACGTCGCCTTGGCTGGCGCCCGTCAGCCAGTTCCTGATGAGCCAGTTCCAGTCCCTGTGGGACGCGGGCGCGCCGTTCTGGGGGTTCGGACCGGTGCTGCTGGTGGGCGAGCCCGGATGCGGCAAGACGCATTACGCCCACGCCGTCGCCGAGGCGCTGGGGTCTCCGCTATTGCGGCTTGACGGCTCCTCTATGGTCAGCGTGTTCCAGATCGCGGGCACCGAGCGCGGGTGGTCGAGCGCTTCTGCCTCCCCTATAATTCGGCTGATCGCTGACCGCGCGGTCGCGAACCCGGTCGTCATACTGGACGAGGTCGAGAAGTGCGGCACCGGCTCCACTGGCGGCAGTCCGCATAGCGCGCTGTTGGGGATGCTGGAGCCGGTCTCGAACTCGGTCTGGCGCTGCCCGTTCACGGAGGCGCATGTCGATCTGTCGCGGGTGTCGTGGATCTTCACGGCGAACGACCTGGCGGCCGTGCCCGCGCCGCTGGTGGACCGGTGCCGCGTGTTCAGGGTGCCGCCGCCCGGGCCGGCCGAGGTGGCCGATTTCGTGCGCGGGCGCTTGGCGGGCGTGGACGGGGCGGTCGTCGACCAGGTCGTCCGGGCGGCCCAGGGGGCGTCCCTGCGGCGGGTGAACCGCATGATCCAGGCGGTGCTGGCGGCGGGCAAGGAGCGCCGTCTGCTACACTGAAAGGGACGACCGGCCGGGGTCGGTGATTTTCGCGGGTCGGCCACGACCGGCCGGGATTGGCGATTTTCGGGATGGACCCACAACCGGCCGGGGTTGGCGATTTTTCCTGATCGCTGACGACCGGCCGGGCTTGACGATTTCAGCGCGTCAGCCGCCCATCAACGAGAAGCCGCCGATCATCAGCCCGACGGTGATCAGCAGGCAGATGACCCCCAGCAGGCGCGCGCCGCCCTCGATGGCGTTGCTCTTCATCATCCCGCCGGGGGACTCGTGGACCTGAACGCCGTATTCGTTGGTCCTCTTCATCGCCGCGATGTGCGGATACCACATCAGCTTATAGGTGAGGTACGCAAAGACCGGAACGAGCAGCAGCAGAAGAATTCCCATGTTCCCCTCGGGTTGTTTGGTTTCGGGTTCATCCAGAATATCAGCAGAGCGGATTGCGCCATAGCGAAAGATCGCGAGCTCTTGATTTGATCAGGACGAGGCCGGCCGGGTGTGTCGTTCTTGCCATTCCGGCCACGACCGGCCGGGGTCGGCGATTTCGGCATTACGCCCACGACCGGCTGGGGTTGGTGATTTTGGCCATTAGATCACGACCGGTTGGGGTTGGCGATTTCGGCGGATCGGCCACGACCGGCCGGGCTTGGCGATTTTGGCAGAACGGCCACAACCGGCCGGGTTCCCCGATTTCGCGCGGCGCCCGGTCATCGCGCCGCCTGCTCGTAGCGCTCCCACGCTTCGGCGGCCAAGTCGGCCGCCTCTTTGGCGGCCTGGGCCAACCCCAGAGCGGCGGTCCGGGCGCGCTGTGAGTGCTCGTATGCGCGCCACGCGACCCGCGAGGCGGCGGCCGCCTGGGCTGATGCGACCAGGGCGGCGTGCTTCAGGGCGGCGGGGTCGGCGGCCAGCGCGGGCATGGCTGCGGCCACGTAGCCCGGGGGCGCGGTCGGGATGGCGGGGCGGGCGAGGTCAAGGGTGCTCATAGTGTCTCCTCCTGTGAGCCGGGGTGTCGTATTGTCAGGCGGCGCTCACGATGATCGTGCTTGGGCCGTCCGGGATCGCGATGTCGCCGCGCCCGGCGCAGGACGAATGATAGATGTGCCTGACCTTCGGCTCCTCACCGTAGATCTGGCTCTCGTCCGCCACCGCCATGAACCTGATGACCACCGACAGCAGGGCAACGCCATCCAATCTCGGCTTGCCGAAGATCGTGGAATCGATCTCGAACGCGTCCAGCGTCTCCTCGGTGCCGCCGATCAGTCCGGTCAGCAGCGTGAGCGTGTGGACACCCTCCGATCTGGCCGTGCGCAGCCTGATCGCCCGGATCTTCTCACTGAACTCGGCCGGGCGGGAAGGTCGCATCAGGAGCGCGTCAACGGCCTTGATCGCCAGCGCCTCGGGGGTGCCCGCCGCCGGCGCGTTACACTTCAGGAAGTTGCCCACAACGACGTTGGACGAGACGATCGCCTCCGCCAAGGAGCGCCACTCGGGCTCGGCCAGATAGGGGTCCATCAGGTCCATCAGGCGCTGCTGGGACTCCCTGACGTTCCTGACGCTGATGTCGATGCCCACGATCGAAGCCAAGGCGATGACGGCCGCCGCCGCCCGGCGGTCCGGATCGTCGTCCCCGTGCCGCTCAATCCAGTCGAGCTTCCGCGTCAGGATCTCGACCAGGAAGTTGCCGTTGCCGCATGAGGGCTCCAGGATGGTCGTCGGCGGGAGGGATGCCTCCTCTCCCACCAGGTCCAGCATAGCGCGGACTTCGCGGTCTGCCGTGAACACCTCCGCTTGATCCCGGACCCGGTCAGCCGATCGGACGAGACTGTTGCTCACCTCTATCCCGTCGCGATCCAAATCCATCACGGCATCGGCCGTGAATATCTTGATGAATGTCGTCATAGTTAGCCTCCGTTGGCTGTTAGCGCTCCCGGCGCCAGGTTTGTAAGCAAGGCCGGCGGCGCGGTGGCCGCCTGGCGGTTTGTCAGGCCGCCGCGAGCTGGGCCTGCGCGGCGCGCGTGGCGAGAACGGGCCCGGTCAGCGTGCCCGCGACGCGCAGGACGTTCACCCGCGCGCCCGTCAGCATCAGCGCCAGATCCCCGCGGATCAGGGTCAGCGCGTTGGAGGCGAAGGTCTCGCCGTCCTCGTCGGTCATGTCGCAGTGGGCGCCGCGGCCGGTGATGAACGAGACCATCCGGGCCACGTCGTTCAGCCCGAGGTCTCGCGTCAGCCCGAACCCGATCTCCGTGAAGATCGCGTCAGTGGTGTCGGTGTCGCCGAGCCAGAGTGCCGTCAGGAACCGATGGCCGGTGTCGGTCGAGTGCCGGCAGTCGACCGGGCCGTCCGTCCGGACGGTGCCGATGAACTCCGCCGCCAGGGTGCGGCCGTCGGTATGGCTGATGGTGAACATGATGGTCTCCTTGTTGATTGGGGTGGCGGGGCCGGCGGCGCGGTGGCCGCCGGCACGGTGTCGGTCATGCGGCGAGGCGGTAAGGAGTGTGCTTGACGATGTCCGTCGCCTCCGCCGGGATCTGGCTGATCGCGGCCATCAGGCCGTCCCGCAGGTCGTCGCCGCGCGCGCGGATGACACCCACGGCGTCCCGCGCCCGGCCGGCCGGCATCCGGAAGCGGATGCGGCGCCCGAGGACGGTCATGTCGGCGGTCAGCCCCATCTCCCGCTCGTCCAGCTCTTCGTCGTCCCCCGATCGGGGTGACACATAAGCCGTGATCTCGATGCCCGGGCGCTCGACATTAGCGCAGGACTCGGTGCCGTCTGCCTGGGCGGCCAGTTCCCGCAGGAGGCTGTTGACCGCGACTTGGCGGCTGAGGTTGTGGGCGCCCGTGATCTGTTCGGCGGGCAGCTCGATCGTCTTCTTCATGTCAGTTCTCCTTGTTGAGGTTGGTGGTCGGCGGGGGGCGGCCGCCGTGGCGGCCGGGATGCTGTTCAGGCGGCCAGCTTCTCCCGGCGGCAGTCGTCCGGTCCGACGTCCGTGCGGACGCCCTTGAAGACCGGCTGAACGGCCTGGCCGTGGCGGCTGATGCTGACGAACTGGACGTCGGCGTAGGTGCCCGGCTGGGGAACGGGCTGGCCGGCGGGCACTTTGACGTTGCCAGCGCTGACCCATTTCGATCCGTCGAGCGTCTCGATCCCGACCGAGCGGGTGCCGGGCGCGCGGGAGGGGGCGATCCGGAAGGTGGCGTCCTGGACGAACTTCACCTTGCGCATCGCTTCAGCGACGCGGCCCGGCCGGTAGGGGGCGTCCGCGCGCTTCAAGACGTAGCCCTCCGCGCCGCGGCTCATCAGCCGGGCGTGCCCGCCGTCGGCCACGAACGCCTCAAGCGGCACGGCCACGTCGACCCGGATCGGGCCGTCCGGGTCCAGCATCGACCCGAGCAGATCCAGCGCTTCGTTGCGCCGGTCAAAGCCGGCCGCCTTCGTGATACCCAGGCCACTCACGATGTCGAACACCACCAGCCCGGCCGTGCCCAGATCTTCGGCGTTCAGCAGCAGGGGGCCGGTCAGGCGCTCCAGCTCGACCAGGGACGCCACCAGCACGGGCGCCAGGGCCACGGCCTGGCCGCTGCGGTTCGTCGCGACGACCTTGCCGCCGGCGACTTTGACCGGCCGGTTCTGGCCGTCGTGCTTCTCCTGGACGAGCCACCGGCCGGTCCTGAACGCTGGGTCCCAGTGCCCAGCGGCGGGGGCCGGAAGCGCGGGGACCATTTCCTTGATGATCTTCATGACCTTCTCCCTGGTCTGGTGCTGGCGGGTGGCGCCGGCCGCCCGGGCGGCCGGCTACCCGATGATCACGCTGCGGCGGCGATCGTGAGGTGGTTGACGAGCGCCCGGCGCAGATATTCGACGCCGTCCTCCGTCTCGATCTCGAACTCAGCGTCGTCCAGGTCGTTCAGGTCCAGCTCATCGACGGTCTTGACATCGCGCTCGTAAGCGTCCGCGTACTCGTCGAACTCCGCCTGAACCTCCTCGTTGAGCATCAGGTCAATGATGTTCTCGAGCGTGGTTTCGCGGCAGTCGTACTCGCCGGCGCGGAATTCCCAACCGCAGGACCCGGAGTGCTCGAACGCGAGATACGAGACGACCTTCTGCGTCTCGCGCCCGTCCTGGATCACGCGATACTTGCGAACGTTCAAGATGAAGCCGCGCTCGACGCCCTCATCCTCGTCGTCCTCGTCGTCGCCCTGGTCGTCATCGGCCTGGTCGTCATCGGCCTCGGCCTCGTCGCGCGCCTCGATCATCTCGTCGATCTCGCCGTAAACCAGTCTCGTGATGTGGGACGCGGCGTCGTGCTCGTCCGCGTGCTCCGTGCCGCCGTCGATCTGGCACGGGTCGCTGAGGAGTTTCATTTCACCGAAGACGAAGTCGGTCGCCGGGTTCTCGAGGACATTCCAATCGAAACCGGAAATGAGCGCGTCAGCGGCAACGGCGGCTGCGGTGTTGATCGTGTTGGTCATGGCGTAATCTCCTTTAAGCCATTTTCGTACCGGCTTTCTCCCTGCGCGGCGGGCCGGCATTTCCGTTCGCGCGCCACTGTATTCCGATCAATCCGCGCGAAAATCAACATAAATTCAGGCATCTACATAAAAAAGATGTTGATACAGGTGACCGCTGAAATTAATGGCGGCGGCAAAAGTCTTTGTAGGTAAGGACATTTTTGTGCGGAGATATCGGCTGTCCTTCTTTCTAAAAACCAGAACAAATAAAATAATATTAAATAAGGGGTCCATACCGAGAATCGAGCGTGTCGCGGGGTAAAATGTGGGCTGATTCGCAGGGCTGATTCGGGCATGATTCGAATCGGCTATACGGGGCAGGATGGTGGCGCGGTCAGGTGCGGGTCGTGCGGTGGCGCGGTGAGACGCTGGACGCAGGCGCGGCGGGCGCGGGCGCGGCGGGCGCGCGGTGAGGAGCGGGCGCGGTGAGGAGCGGGCGCGGGCGAGGCGGGCGAGGCGGGCGCGGCGGGCGCGCGGTGAGCGGGCGCGGCGGGCGCGCGGTGAGCGGGCGCGGCGGGCGCGCGGTGAGCGGGCGCGGGCGCGGCGGGCGCGGCGGGCGCGGGCGCCGATCCGCGTCAGCCAAGTGGCAAATTTGGCCGAATTCTGGCTTTTTCAGTCTCCCAGGAAGCGGACAATAGGGCGAAAATGCCTCATAAGTGAGGCACGGGAATTAAATTACGCGGATGGCGCGATTTGTTTAACTAAAGAACAAGATTGGGGGCAGTTCTTTGCTGATCTTTCAATGTGTGGCCGCTCACAGGCCCCAGGATTGACGATTTTCAAGCGCCCGTGAGGGTATGGTCGCCGGGGTTCACCACAACGCGTTCTGGCGCCCTTCCGTCATCGGCTCTGGACGCCGAGCCTGCCGCGGTTCCGAGCGCGATCAGGTCAGGTCGGGCGGTGCTTGCCGATCGCCTGCCTTCGGGAAACGGCCTGGTCAGGGCCTGCGAGATGTTGATCCTGACGGCACAACAGGTAGTATATTCGCAAGAGTGGCAAGGCAAATCAGCCCAGCCGACGAGCCGGGGCAGTGAGCGACATGCGATTCCAGGGGGGCGATCTTCAAGAAGGCGACTGCCTGGAGGTGATGGGCCGCATCCCGGACGCGTCCGTCGACATGGTCCTGTGCGATCTTCCCTACGGGACGACGCAGAACAAGTGGGACAGCGTCATACCGCTGGATCGGCTCTGGAAGGAATACCGGCGCGTCATCAAGCCGAGCGGCGTCATCGTGTTGTCGGCACAGGGCGTGTTCACGGCCAAGCTGATCCTCAGCAATGAGGCGTGGTTCAAGTACAAGTTCTCGTGGATCAAGAGCAAGCCCACGAACTTCCTGAACGCCCGGCGGCAGCCCCTCCGGCAGCACGAGGACATTTGCGTCTTCTACGGGCGCCAGCCGGATTATCGGTATGACCAAGTGATGTCTCCGGGCGAGCCGTACGATAAAGGGGTCCGCAAGGCACAATACACCGGCAGCTACGGCGATTTCCGCCCCGTTCAGGTCAAGAGCGAGGGCGAGCGGTTCCCGACGGACACGCTGTATTGTAAGACCGCGGAGAGCGAGGCCGGCGGCCGGGTGTGGCACCCGACCCAAAAGCCGGTGGCTCTCGGGCGATATCTCATCAGGATGTATACCAGGCCGGGCGACGTGGTGCTGGACAATGCGTTCGGCAGCGGCAGTTTCTTGGTGGCGGCGGCAATGGAAGGCCGGCGATACATCGGCATCGAGAAGAACGAAGAGGTCCACCTCTTCAAGGATCAGCGCATCGACTATCTGGCCGTCGCCCGACTTCGCTTGGACGAGGTCAGGGAGATGATGGAGAAGCGGGAGCAACCACCGGCGCTGTTCTCGTCATTACAGCCAGGGGCGCGCGCCGGCCAAACGAACAGGCTTGGCATGGTGGACGTCGAGGCGGTCGTCAGCAGATCGAGGAAAGCAGGTTGAAGAGAGCAGCAACGCGCTACAACGAGCGCTCGTGGGCCATCGACTTGATCGGACACCTCAAGGCAGCGATCGCAAGGGTTAACCGGCCGGTGAAGGACGCCGGCGGTGAGCAGACGGTGTCCGGCGAGGGCGGGAGCCTGTTCCCCGACGTCTTGCTGTTCGGTGATCGGGCGAACGCGGTCATCATGCAGGGGTGGGAGCTCAAGATGCCCGACACCTCGATTGATGACGCCGACTTCCGGGAGAACGCGGAGTCCAAGGCGCGCGCCCTGGGCTTGGACAGCTTCGTTCTGTGGAACGTCAGGGCGGCTCGGTTATATCGGCTGGATGATGCTATCGACCGTTTTGTGCTGGCCCGAGAGTGGACGGATCTGGACGACATAACCAGCCGATCCTCGGTGCTGGCGAACAGGGCCCGGTGGGAAGCGCTGGCCGAGACGATCCTGGCGACGGTCAATGACCTGCTGACGGCGGGAGATATCGAGGGGCGCCCGTTCATCGAGTCCTACCGGACTGGCGGCATTACAGAGTTGCTGATGGCCAACGCGCCCGAGCTCGAAGCCGCGCTGAAAACAGCGGCCATCGCTGACACGGACTTCGACGCGGCGATGGAGAGCTGGTGGATCAGTCATAGAGCGGAATATGCGAAAGGCACACGCGAGGGCGTCCTCGCGCAGGCCATCCTGGCGAACTGGATAGCGAAGATCCTGTTCGCAAACATTCTGCGAGAGCAGGACGACCGGGCACGCGCGATCGAGGATCTGGAGGAAGACGCTACACCGGATCAGGCACTGGATATCTTCCGGCACCTGTCCGAGGAGATCAACTTCTGGACGATCTTCTCCGACTTCCTGGGCCTCACCAAGATCACGCCTCGGGCTTGGGACCACCTGCTCCAGTTCAACGGCCTGCTGCGCGATCTTCGGGTCGGCTCGGTTGACCAAGCCCAGATTTCGGACATTCTTGAGAGCACGGTCGAAGTCGCGATCCGCAAGTTTCGCGGCCAGTATCCGACGCCGCTCGGCCTGGCACGGCTGGTGGCCCGGCTGGCGGCCCGAGACATCACCCAGGATCGTGTAATAGACCCCTGCTGTGGGAGCGGCACCATCGCCCGCGCGAACGCCGAACTGAAGCTGATCACCGGCGGTGTGGCGCCCAACGTCGTGGCTGGCCAAGTCTACGCGAGCGATCAGGACCCGCAGGCGGTTCAGCTGGCGACCTTCGCACTAACCAGCCCCGAGATGATCCACTCGCCGATCCGCGTGTTCCGGCACGATGCGTTCCTGCTGACGCCCGACACCGTCGTCCAGTTCACCAACCCCTCGGATGGGTCGGTTATCAGGGATCGCTTGGGCGAGTTCGACGCGCTGACAACGAACTTGCCGTTCGTGGCCCAAGCAGGGCGCAAGCAGTATGGCAATGCCTTGGCTAAGGTCAAAGCCGACATGGGCAAGGACGGCAAAAGGTTCACCGGACGCTCGGACGTGGCCGCTTATCTTCCCTTGTCCTTGGCTCCGATCGTCCGCGCCGGCGGACGGGTAGCGATGGTCATAACGAACTCTTGGCTGGGCACGGCTTGGGGCGACGCCTTCTATCGGGAGCTATCAAAGCGCTTCGAGGTGAAGGCGGTCATCACGTCAGGGGCGGGCCGCTGGTTCGGCAACAGCGATGTGGTCACCAACGTCATCGTCGCCGAGAAGCTCAGCCGTCCTGACCAGGGGCGCGGGCCCATCAAGTTCGTTGTCCTGAAGCGGCGGGTCGACGACATCCAGACGACCCAGGACGCGCGGGACATCGCCAGCCAGATCGTCGCCGCGCACCCGCTTGACGACGTGATGACCATTCGCACGGTGTCGGTTGACCAGCTGGAAGAGTTCCGCCGGATCGGGCTGTCCGGCAGCGCGCAGTTCGTTGACTGTGAGTGGGCACTGGATCTTCCGCTGGTGCCGCTGTCCTCGGTCGCCTCGATCAGGCGCGGTGAGCGCGGGGGGATGAACGACTTCTTCTACCCGAAGAAGAGCGCCGACATCGAAGACGAGTACCTCGCGCCGATGGCGAAGAACTCCAAGATCTTCACCAGGCTGACGGGCCAGGCGCTTGGAGTGGCATTCTCGTGCTCGCGTAGCGTTGAGGATCTGGACCGCTTGGGCCACACCGGCGCCCTGAACTGGATCACATCTCATTCCACCCCGACAGCGGTCGGTAAGCTGTCAAGGTCAGGCAGGCACTGGTACGAGGCGGACACTGACAACTTGTCGTCGCTGGTAGCGACGGTCGGATACGGCGACAGGATCTTCGTGGGCCGACTGGATCCGCCGGCGTTCTGCGATCAGCGCCTTGTGCCAATCACGGCGACGGGTGCCAGTGATGGGCTCCTTCACGCCCTGCTGAACACGACGATCTCGATGTTCCTGATCGAGGGGCTCGGGTTCGGCCGGGGGCAGGGCGCACTGGATCTCAACAAGGACCGGATAGAGTCCTCGCTGCACGTGCTGGATCCGACACTGCTTGATGGGGATGCCCAAGCGCGGGTGATGGAAGCGTTCGCACCGCTACTGGAACGGGACATCATGAAGGTGCCCGACGAGTTGGACGCCGGAGACCGGCAGCGGTTCGATGACGTCGTGTTGCGCGAGTTCGACTTGGGGGTCGAGCGCGAGCGCATCTATGACGCATTACGGTCGCTATACGAGATCAGGATAGCGGCACTCCGGTGATGGCCAGGCCGCCTCGCCGCGCCTTCGAACGCTGATCGATCACGCGCGGAGTGATTTGGGTCCTTCCAGGCCTGGAAAAAATGCCGGGGGGGCGTGGACCGCGGCCAAAAACCGTATCTGGGGTCCCCTTAAGCGTCTCCACCAATTAATTTCGCGCGGCTCGGACTTTGTCCTTGCGTGCTTGAACGGATTCGCTGGTTTCTGGTGTGAAAAATGGCATTTATTCGGGAAAATGCCCGCCGATCTGCGCGGAGTCCGCCGCCGGCGCCCGGCACGACGCCGCGTTGACGGCCAGCGCCACGGCCAACCCCGGCGCGGCCGCCGCCATCACCAGGACGACGGCCAGAGCGGTCATCGCGCGCCGGAAGGCGGTCTCCAGCGGCACCTCTCCGCGCTTGGGTATCAGCACCCCCAGCATCACGCCCACCACTCCTTGGGGCGCTCCAGCGGGCGCTCGCCGGGCGCATTGGGCGCTTGTAGCAGGCGGGCGTCCGCCGGGGCGCGGGCGACGCGGGCGTCGATCAGCGCCATCAGCGAGAACGCCAGCGCGGCGGTGGAGACGATGGCCACATAGATGAGCGCCATCACCTTCAAGGTATCGGCCGCTCGATGGTGGTCTGCGCGGTTGGCGGTGGTCGCGGCGACCGCCGTCCCGCTCGTGCTGTTGTTCGATCCCATCACCTGAAATCCTCCTCGTCATCTTCCAGCCATAGCAACACCGCCATAACCACCATCAGGGCGGCGGCCACCACGAGGCCCAGAAGGTCAGGGGTCATCCCGAAGATCATGTCGACGCCTCATCGTTTAATTTCCGGTATGGCGCCCGGCCTGAATGGCCGGGCGACATCTGGTCAGGGCCGGCCTTGGCCGATCGCATCAAGGTAGTCCGGCTCCAAGTCCGGCGCGCCCAGCCGCATCACGGCCTCGCGGATGGACTGCCCGATGGCACGCGCGATCCAGTGGCCGTCAATGTGTTGAGGGGGGATCTCCCTGATGGGCTCCAGGCTAACGGAGATCACGGAGGACGGGTCCACGCCGCGCGGGAGCTGGTAGTCGCCGACCACCTGGTCCTCGTGAACCCAGTAGTGGACCCACCACGAGGCGACCTCGTCCAAGGTGTGGCGCCCGGTATCCAACCAGTGCTCGATGTCGTCGCACACGGGGAAGATCAGCGCGCCGGTCTCTCCCTGGTAATAGGGGACGAACTCGGGAACGCCTTTGAGGCCGTTCATCAGTCGGCGCTCGTCCAGCATCTCCGCGTAGACGTCGGCGCCGCCCAGCTTCAGCACCGCCTGACGGATCGGCTCGGCGATCACGCGGGCGATGTCCTCTTCGCTAACGGCTCCGGCCGGAAGGTCGGCGATCGGCGCCAGACTGACGGCGATCGCTTCGGAGGGGTCGATCCATCCGGGCAACTCCCGGTCCCCGAACACCTGCCCGCCGGCCACCCAGTAGTGAACGAACCACGTCGCCATGCGTTCGCGCGTAAAGTGCCCGCGCCGACCGAGCTTCGAGAGATCCGCGAGGTCGCGGCACAGGTCCGCGATCATGTCGGAGGCCTTGCCTCCGTAGAACGGGCCGTCATAGGCGTCCTGCTGATTGGAAACGTGGTCGTCATCCCCAAAGACGGAGTCGTCCTCGATCGGGAGGACGTCCAAGGCGGTGCCGGGAATCAGCCACGGGATCTCGTCATCCAGCGCGTTAACGGTGAACTTGGCGCCCACCGGCAGGTGGGGGATGTCTTCAAGCGCCAGAGTGCCCTGGTTGCCGTTGCGGGTCTGGATCGGGATGACGCTGCCGATGATGTAATCGTTGCTCATAGTGGTCTCCTTTGGTAGGGTTGGGCGGTGGACCCGGTCGCCCGGGTCCGTGATGATCAGTGGACACGGTGCTCGACCGCGGCAGCGGGGGCGGCCGGGGCGGCGTTCAGGACCTCGTGCCACAGCAGGTGGAACAGCGGGCTATGGCCGTTGACGGTGGCCACGTCCTCGAAGGGCAGGTGCTCGCCGCATTCGCTATGGAACATCATCCAGCCGTCTTCACACCAGCGGTCGAACTTGACGCTCTTCGTTCGCTTGGCGCAGTAGAACCGTCCCGCCAGGACGTCGCCCTGCTTGATCAGGGCGCGGACGGCTTCGGCGGTGGGCGTGTAGGTGGTCATGGTCTTTCTCCTTGTTGGGTGGGGTTGACGGCCAGCCCGGCCGCCGGGGTCGTCGAGAGCGGTCAGCGTTCCAGATGGCCAGCACGCGTCTGGCCCTGCTCGTCCAGACAGGTCGCCCAGAACCGATCGAAGGACCGCATCATCAGGCCGTCGAGGTCTCGCGGGTGATGTTTGGCCGCGTATTCTTTGGCCGCGGCCTTGGCCTCGGTGATGAGATCGGCTACAGAACTCATGGCCAAGAATTTGTCTGTGGCCTGCTGAATGCTCTCCGGGGTGGGTTCCTCATACGACTCCCCGCCCTCGAGTTGCTCCGGGTTAAAGCGCTGAAAGACAGCGCGATCGAGCTCCATCAGTTCATAGAAGGCGTCGGAAATTTCGGGCAAAGAGTCGATCTCGTCCCCCATCACGTTCACGAGTTCCTGAACGGTCGCGACCCATTTAGGCGCATCATCGCCTGCAGGTTCTTGGGTTTGGGCCGGCGTCGGGTTCTGGATGAAGTCGTCGTTGCTCATGGTTGTCTCACTGTTGGCTGTTGCGCCGGTTCTCCGGCTTGGTGGGGTGCCCCATTCGGGGTCGTTGTTGGCCGCCGCGGCGGCATCCGCCCCCGTGGGGGCGGGTAATCGTCAGGCGGCCCTGGACGCCGCCGCCTCGAAGGCGTCGTTCTCGTCCCATCCGCCGAAGGCGTCGTCCTGTGCCGATGCCGGCTGGTGGTCCCAGTGCTCCGGGTCGGAGACGGCGGGCGCCGCAGGTGCCGGCCCCAGCAGCGCCGTCAGCACTTCGGCGTCCGTCTCGTAGGAGCGCTGGCGCCCGTACGTCTCATAGGAGTGGCGGTTGCCGAGGTCGGCCAAGAACGGCACCTGTTCCAGCGCCTTGCCGATCAGCCGGCCTTGGGCCTGCGTGTATTCCGGCACCCGCTCCGCGTCTGGGTTCGTCCCGCGATGATACGCCTCGAACACCTGACGGGCGCAGACCCGGCCCCGATACAGGGCGCCGTTGATCTCGATCAGGCCCATCGCCTTGGCGGCGTGAGCGGTGGCCGCGACCGGCGTCTCCAGCCATTCCTGGGCCCATCCGGCGATGGTGTCCTCGACCGTCTCGACGCGCGCTGCGGACTGCAGCCGCTCCGCGTGCTCCTGGGCTTCGCCCGTCAGGTAAAGCGGCAGGTCCCAGAGCGGCTGCGCGGCGCGCATCTGGTGGTAGATCGCCAGCGCCTCCGCCCACACCTGCGGCATCTCCTCACGAAGTCGCTCGATGTCGATCATGTTCGCGCGGCTCGTCTTGGTGTTCAGCAGCAGGAAGCGGCGGCCGCCGGTCGGGTCATTAAGGTTCTTGGCCGTGTTCGTTGTGCCGATGAACACCTGCCTGCGGGGCCGGTTCTCCGGGTTCCGCGAATAGGCGCCGCGCGCGCGGTCCGTCTCGGACGTCAGCGCGGCCTTGATGGTCGCGGGGTCTCCCGCCAGCAGATGGTCGAACTCCGGGATCTCGACGATCCAGGCGCCCTCCGTCTTCTCCATCAGGACCTTCTCGTCCACGATGTCGCGGCGCTCCTTGATCTCGCCGAAGAACCCGAGCGACAGCGCCTTCACGAAGGACGACTTCCGGCCGCCCTGGCCGCCCACGATCACCGGGACGAAGTCGAACTTCATCCCCGGCTCCACCAGACGCGCCACGGCGCCCACGAAGAAGATGCGGGACACCTGGCGGTGATACTCGTTGTCGTCCAGGCCCAGATACTTGCCGAACAGCCCGTCCACCCGAGAGACCCCGTCCCACTTGATGGACCGGATCTGGTCCAGGATCGGGTGGAACGCGTTCGCCGCGGCCGTGTTCGCCAGGGCGTGATAAAGGTCGCGCTGGTTCAGCTTGATGCCCCAGCCGTTCAGGTTCACGGCCGCCGCCAGGAACGTCGAGAACGCGGCCTCGTGGGCGTCGCTGAACTCGGTGCGGCCCGGGATCACTTTGATCGGCTTCAGGCCGGCGATGTCCAGATCGATGTCGCGCATCAGCTTGATGCGGCCGGAGAACTCGTCCAGCGCAATCGCGCGCCACGTCCGGTCGTCATTTTGAAGGACCAGCGTCGCGTTGTAGGTGGATGACTTGTAGCCGGTCGGGTTGCCCTTGGCGTCGCAGCGGTACTCCATCACCGCTTCCAGTTCTTCAATCGTCATAGAGCGGTCCTCGGGGGCGGCGTCGGCCGCGCCGTGGGTGTCGTCCTGGGCGGCGGCGTCCAGCATTAGCTCCGCGTCGTCCGGCGTCTCGTCATCGCCGACAACGGCGTCCAGCAGGCGCTCCGCGTCTTGGATGGTCATCTCGTCATAGGTCATAGTCTTTCTCCCTTTGCTCATGCGACTCTCCCGAATCGCTCACCGGTGGATACGATCACACACCGAAGGGGTCTACAAGAATTTTCTTGTGAGCAATTTTTTGTTGATCCAGACAGGACGTTTAGCCGGTCCAGAGCGGCCGCTTGGACCCTTGGTGTCCCGCCCTCGCGGCGCTTGACGGGCCGAATCACCCCAGAGTGATTCGCGTGTCGGATGGATGACGCGCGCGCCCATTTTCTTGGTCGTTGGCGATTTTTGCTTTGTGATAAGGGATTATTTGTCTGCTCTAACGCGCTGAAATAACTTGAGATTTAACGTGGAAGATCGTCTAACCTCCACAGCCAAATCAGGGCCGCATTACCCCGGAGGGAGACGATGACCATACACATAGACGAGGCGAACTGGCTGCCGGACGATGATCAGCGCCCGCCATCAACGGGAGCGCGCGGCGGCGTCGCGCCGGTCGCATCAGCCGGCAGGCGGATCGGGCGGCTGGTCGTGGGAGCACGACGGAACGCCCTGGGGCGCGTGGTCTGCGCGTGCGATTGCGGGGAGACGATCGCGCTGACGGACGCGGAGATCGAAGAGGGCCGCACCTATCAGTGCTCGTCATGCTCGGATTACCAGACGCGCAGCCCGGCGCGGCAGATCGTGGCGGACGACGCCGTCTGGAAGATCCTGATGGACCGGGGGCGCGGCGCCCGGCGGCGCTGCGAGGTCCCTGAATGTAAGGACTACCCGTCTTACGGCGGGCGCGGCATCCAGTTTCGCTATGACAGCGTGGAGATGTTCGCGCTTCATATGTGGATGCTGGGGTTCAGGGCGGGGGACGAGCGCACGACGGAGCGGATAGACGTCAACGGACACTACGAGCCGGGCAACGTCCGGCTGGCCACGCCCACGGAGCAGGCTTGGAACAAACGGACTTCGCGGGTGGTGCGAACCGCCTGGGGGGATCGCCCATTCGCTGAGGTGATGGAGTTGTTCGGGCACCGGCCGGGCGACGAGCGCTTCAAGGCGGTCTCGGACCGCTTCCTGAACGGGATGACGACCCAAGACCTGCGCGCGATCCTGGACGACTTGGACGGATTGGACGCGCCCGCCCCGGCCGCCGCGCATACCGGCGCCGCCGCCCTTGCTCGCGCGAGCGGGCGTCCGCTGATGGTTTATTCCCCTGACGGCCCGGTCTCGATGATGTCCGTGCTGGGGGACTACGGGATCGAGTTCAAATCGCCCGCTTACCGCCGCGTCTACCGGCGCTATGAGGAGGGGATGACGGAGGCGGATCTGCGCGCGGTGATCCGCGACCAGATCGGGGACGACCCATCGGAGCGGGACCTATGCCGGCCGGCCGCAGACGCCGGGGACGGCATTGACGACATCCCCGACCTTTTCGGCGCCGCAGAACCCGAGGTTCGCGAGATCGACTAACGACACGCGCCCTTGACGGATCGCACGCGAAATGGCACACTGCGCCCGCACCATCACGGAGGCGGGCGTTGTTCTTTGCGACACATAACCTGGGGTCTGACTCCACCTTCCATCAGCGGCTGATGGCCTCTTATGACGCCTCCAGCGACACCCCATCCAAGGTCCACGGCCGGAACGTCTGGATGGCTGACCGGATGAGGGAGCACGGCGTCGTCGTGTCCCCGGAGTCCGTCCGCAAGTGGTTCGCCGGACTGACGCAGCCGCGCGGCGACACGATGGTCGCCCTGGCGCAGGCGCTGGGGGTGTCCGCGGAGTGGCTTGAAACGGGTGTCGTGCCCGCCGCCAAGCCGGCCCCATCCTCCCGAACTGACCCGTCAAGCCCAGACCCCGCCGACATAGAGCGGCTGTTCGACACTGATGACATCCTGTGGGACGACGAGCCCTCCCAGGACCCGGAGGCCGTTCACCAGGAGACGGTGGCGGCCGGATACGTCGCGGCGCGGCTGATGTTCGCCGGGGCGGGCGTCCAGGTGGCGCGGGACCGCGTCCTGTTCAGCGTGGACGGCAAGGCGCGCGAGGTGGCGGTCGTTCTATTACACAAGGTGGTGGACCGGCCGGGCGCGTGGGTGGGCAGATTACCCGCCGACCGCAGCGGGTTCCCCCCGATCGAGAAGCCGTTCGACCTGATGATGCTGGTCCTGCCGCGCGGGCCGGCCCGGCCGATGCTGTATGCGATGATCGCCAAGGCCGCTCACTTCATCGGTGAACCGCACGCGCCGTTCACGGTCATCCAGGGCGGGAAGTCGGAGTGGCCGACCCTGACGATCCCGCTGATTAGCGGCAAGGACGCGGAGATGAACCCGATAGCGGACTTCTCCAAGATCGTCTCTCCCCGGCCGCCGTTATGATCGGGCCAGAACATCTCATCAGCGCGGGGCCGGCAGGCCCCGTTTTCGTGTCCGGCCGCCGGAATCTGTTGGTAGATTCGTTGGTATTGACCGCCATACCATCACCGAATCGCCAGTAAACGCTGGCCAGAACGGCCATAGTTCGAAGCCGCCTCCGGGCACCATCCCCCCATCGCACGGTGCCTTCTGTATCCGTTACGCCACCGGTGCAGCGTATGCCGCTGCAAAAGGTGAGCCCAGTATCGCCTGCCCAAGAGACTTCGCCGGAAGGGGCATCGCTTCCAAATCTCCAGCTGCGGTGTCATAGGGGCGTCGTAACGAAGGATATCCCGATGCGCATCGAACCCACCGCGCTGCCCGGCGTGCTGATCCTGACCCCGCCGCGGTTCGGCGACCACCGGGGGTTCTTCTCGGAAAGCTGGAACCGCCGGACGCTGCTCGAGGCGGGGCTGGAGCTGCCCGAGTTCGTGCAGGACAACCACTCGCTGTCGGCCAAGGCAGGCACGCTCAGGGGGCTGCACTACCAGGCGCCGCCGCATGCGCAGGGCAAGCTGGTGCGCTGCGGGCGGGGGCGGCTTTACGACGTGGCGGTGGATGCGCGGCGCGGCAGTCCGCATTACGGCCAGTGGGTCGGGGTCGAACTGAGCGCCGAGAACGGCCGCCAGCTCTGGGTGCCGGCGGGCTTCCTGCACGGCTTCGTCACCCGCGAGGACATGACCGAAGTCGTCTACAAATGCACCGACCACTACGACCGCGCTGCGGACGGCGGGGTGCGCTGGGACAGCGTGGGGGTGGACTGGGGAACGGATGCGCCGGTGCTGTCCGAGAAGGACACCACTGCCCCCGCCTTCGCCGACTGGGATTCGCCCTTCGACCTTTCCGACTTCCCCGCGCCGGCCTGGGCCGGAAAGGCGGAGGTGCGGGCATGAAGATCCTCGTCACTGGCGGTGCCGGGTTCATCGGCTCGGCCGTCGTCCGTCAGGCGGTGGCGGCGGGGCACGGCGTCGTCAACCTCGACGCGCTGACCTATGCCGCGAACCTTCAGAACGTGGCGAGCGTCGCCGAGAGCCCGCTTTACGCCTTCGAGCACGCCGACATTCGCGACCGCGCCGCGCTCGACCGGGTGTTCGCCACCCACCACCCGGACGCGGTGATGCACCTCGCGGCCGAAAGCCACGTCGACCGTTCGATCGACGGGCCGGGGGCCTTCATCGAGACGAACGTCACCGGCACCTACAACCTGCTCGAGGCGGCCCGTGCCTACTGGACCGCCGCCGGGCGGCCCGAGGGGTTCCGCTTCCATCATATCTCGACCGACGAGGTCTTCGGCTCGCTGCCCGACGATGCCTCGGTCAAGTTCACCGAAGAGACGCCCTACGATCCGCGCTCACCCTATTCGGCCAGCAAGGCGGCGTCGGACCATCTGGTGCGGGCCTGGCACGAGACCTATGGCCTGCCGGTGGTGCTGACCAACTGCTCGAACAACTACGGGCCCTATCACTTCCCCGAGAAGCTGGTGCCGGTCGTGATCCTGCGGGCGCTCGCCGGGAAGCCGATCCCGGTCTACGGCGACGGCGGCAACGTCCGCGACTGGCTGTATGTCGAGGATCACGCCGACGCGCTGCTGACCTGCCTCATGCGGGGCGAGGTCGGGCGCAGCTACAACATCGGCGGCGAGAACGAGGCAAAGAACATCGACCTCGTGCGGACCATCTGCGGCCACCTGGACACCATGCGACCCGAGGGCGCGCCGCACGAGCGGCTGATCACCTTCGTCGCCGACCGGCCGGGCCACGACCGCCGATATGCGATCGACCCGACCCGCATCCGCACGGAACTCGGCTGGCGCCCCTCGGTCACGGTCGAGGAGGGGCTGCGCCGCACCGTCGCCTGGTATCTCGAGAACGAGGCGTGGTGGCGGCCGCTGCTGGCGCGCGAGGGGGTGGGCGCGCGGCTGGGGACCGGCTGA